TTAAGTTGCTGCGACACTTTTGCGACATTTTAAAGGGTTGAGCTTTAACGCCTCCTCCAGGTGGTTCGGAGCAAAATGGGCATAACGCATGGTCATTTTTATGTCGGTGTGACCAAGGATTTTTTGCAGAACCAGTATGTTTCCCCCGTTCATCATAAAATGAGATGCAAAAGTGTGTCGGAGTACGTGCGTCAGCTGCCCGGCCGGTAATTCAATTCCTGCCCTTTCGAGTGCCGATCTGAAAGCGTAATAACATGGGCTAAAAAGAGCGCCGTTTTTCTTTGGTAGTTCTGCAATGAGTTCTGAATCTAGCGGGATGGTGCGGTTGCGCTTCCCTTTCGTTTTTATAAAGGTGATCTTACCTGCCGTGATCTGGCTGCGTTTGAGCTTTTCAGCTTCTCCCCAGCGTGCGCCAGTAGATAGACAAACCCGCACTATCATTTCCAGGTCTTTTGCGGAACTACTGCGACATTCTTCTAAAAGCTTATCGATCTGCTCACCAGTCAGATAAGCCATCTCGCTTTCTTCGGTTCTGAACTGACGAACGTTTTCTAATGGGTTCGGTGCATCCCATTCACCAAGCCGCTTCAATTCATTAAAAACCGCGAGAAAATAAGCGTGCTCAAGGTTCATGGTGCGGGGTGAAACCTTTGTGACGCGCTTAGTTCGGGCAAAATGACCATCCAGCCTTTTAGCCCTGTAAGCTGTGAAAAGTTGGGCTGTAAATTCTGTTGCCAGGGGCGAACCCATGCACTCATTAGCCCAGAGCATGGTGCTTTTGCGCCTCTCTCCATCACGTAAAGTTATCCCGTGACGTTCAAACCAGAGATGGATTAGATCCGAAAGGCGACGTTTGTCTTTACCTTGCCCAAGCCAGGGGGCGTCCTCCACTTTTTGAAGGGTGTAGTTTTCAAACGCCAGCGCCTCGCCTTTGGTGGCGAATTTTTTGCGTACTCGTTTACCTTGTTTGCCATCGCTGCGGTTAACTGTGTAAAAATCAGCAATCCATTGGCCATTGGTTAGTTTTTTTACGGTCATTGGCTTTCAGTAAAATCACCAGTATCAAGGAACTGCGAGAATTGTTCGGCGTTGAGAATGATAATGCCCATTCCGCGTGCAGTTGCCATTTTTTTCGAACTGGCGTTATAGCCGTAGCAAAGGAGTTTCAGCCCTTTTGTTACTGATTTTCTGACTACCATTCCCGCTTTATTGGCTAAATCTTCAAGATTCGTTTTTTCGTCTTTCTTAAAGCCAGTGAAGTGAACATCGAAGGTTTCTGGTTTCGGTGCGCGAATTTCAAGTAAACCAGTATCAATCCCTTTGGAAACAAAGAGTTCTCCTTCTTCAAGTGAACCGCATTCAGAAAGTATGCGTGATTTCAGGAACGTTTTAAGTTTTCCTTCCTCTCCGGCCTTAAGACTCTCCCCTTGCAAATATTCTTCATTTTGCGAAATATTATTAATGATTTGAACGTTAACAATATTCTTACTATTGACATAAACGAATATTAATATTTCTTCCATATTTAAATCATCCATTGATAATAGTTAAAACTACTCGCCCAATAATTTTTATATCGTCAATTGAGCAATCAAATGCCATACCAATACCGCTAACTCTTATCTTTTTAATTGGAATTCGAGTAAGGGTTCTAATGCTGGTTTTTCCTTCAATTTCAACTAACCACTGATTGTCGTAGACCTCTGTGAATGAGGTATCAACGATAAACTGATTGCTACCTTCTAAGACGCATATCGGAGATGTGGGCAATGGGCTGCCTGGCAAAAAAGTAACTTTGTCCATCATGAGAGTGCCAGCTTCATAAAGCTGACCATCAAGGATTTTTTTGCGCGGCATTTTTAGAATATCGACTTTCTCATCATCAAACTTCCTACCCTCACCAGTTGCTATCCATTCAAGATTTGCACCTGTTTCTGCCACACATCTAATAGCGATATCTGAAGGAAAACCACCGCGTTTATAGCGGGAGGAAAGGCTACTTGCTGCGATATCAAGATGTTGGGCGAGCATTAGCTTGGATGTGAACCCATAGGCCTCTATCACGCGATCCAGAACCGGCGCGCTATCGACATCAAAATCAAGTTTGAAAGTTGCCATGCTAATCACAAGATAATGCGCACATTTCTAATGTCAGTAATTGACACTTTGCATAATGCGAATTAATCAAGCTCCGTTGTTTGAATATTGCCTTATAAAGACCGATATTGGCGTATCGGCTAAAACAGGAGTTTGCCTTATGCGACCTAACATTACAATCGTGATCCCAGAGCCATACCTCCCACTTGATGAGTATTGCCGTCGAACTGGCATGTCAAAAAGTACAGCTAATAATCTGATTTCATACGGAAAGCTCCCGATTAAGCCTAAAGGGGCGCAAAAAAAAGGTTTGGTTGAAGTGAACATGGCTGCTTTAACCGTGATGGCATTAAGCGAATGCAATATTTCGGTTAATGCGTAATCCAGGCTAGCAATTAGGAATCCGCGAATCATGTACGATTACAAGGTATCTATACACAATCACCTTGATAGCGCTTGCCGGGCTTTCGCTCAGTCTCATAACCTTGAGCAGCTGGCTAAATCGGTAGGGATGCGCCCGGCAACCCTGCGTTGCAAGATGAATCCGGATCAGCCGCACCAGTTGACCCTTATCGAACTTATCGCCATCACAGATGCAACAGAAGACCCGCGCATTCTTGATGGCATGCTGCGCCAGCTGCACTGTCAGCCCTCCGTCCCGGTTAACAACGCCACTATGGGGAACATGCAATTTTGTGCGCTCACTGCTGCTGCCAGCGTGGGCGCAATTGCCGGGGAAGCGGTTTCCACAGAACAGATGACCCAGGCGCGCCGAAACCAGATTCTTGATCGCGCCAGTGATGCCATTCGCAGCCTCTCCCTGATCGTCTATTCCGTTGAGGCTCGTTTTCAGTCTGCCCCTGTCTTTGCTGCTGCCGTGGATATCGTCACGACAAACGCAACAGGGTTGATGTGAGGGATGTCAATGAAAGCTTTCGTTACGTATCTGAAAGAACAATCACCGGCCATGCAGCTGGCCAGCGGGACTACTGGCTGGATTGAGTTACCAAACGGTCAACGCTGGAACCCTGGACACCAGTACAAATTCAATGGTCGCTTGCCTCGCCGCCCGTGGTGGAAGCGTCTTAGCCACCGTCTGACTGGGGGAAGTTATGGCCATTAATACCGAGCAGCAAAAACGCGGGCTGGAGCAGTTGAGAAATATCCGCCGCAAATATTTCAGTAGCAGCAGTGAGGCTGCTGATTGGTGGGACAAGCTGAACCCGGAATGGCGCGGCGTTGTTTTGCATGCGGCTGCAGTCGCTTCCGGTTTGGACGTTTTTAAAGCCCACTTGTGTAAGTGCAGCTGGCGGGAATTGTTCGAACGCCTCGACTACCGGGCAATGATCCAGTTGCGTCAGGGTATTTCCAGAGCGCGAATGACGTTTGAGGGTTTCGGCAGTTTGCGTGACAGCGATTTTTCATCACGAACAGCAAGCCGGCCAATCAAAAAAGCCCGTCCTGTCAGCAGTGGAAACGGGGTTCAGATGATTATCGCACCACACATCGTTCAGAAGATGCAGCAGCAGGGGAATCACTAATGCCAGTAATTTCAGTAGATAGCGGGATTTTTAACAAGGAGCTGAATGCCTGGGGAGTTCCGCATAATTACACCCAGCTTTTTTTATCTAAAAGCGTTGTTAAACATGGTCGTGTCGCACTACATCCGTTTTTCTTTAACGACACTGAGCACTTGACCATCCAGCGTCACTGGCTCGCTATCAATGCCGCGTTCTGGTGCAGCGTTTACCGTGAAGCCGAAAGCCAATATGCCCAGGTGGAGGCGTTAGCCAGTATCCGATCCGTTTTTTACATGGCGGGTGCTTTGGGAGTTGGTGAAGTTAAGGCGCTTATCCAGGAATGGTGGCGCAAAACCTACGAGCTGCATCATATTCCTGCGCCGAGCTATTCAGCCGCGCCCGTTACCGTTTCTTACCACTAAATAAACCTCTGAATTTTTTGGCCACCTTACCAGTGGCCGGGGATTCTTTTGCTCTAAGGAAACCAAAATGCACATGACACGTAATGATTCACCCGTAGCAAAGAGCAGTTCTGACCTGCTTTCCATGCTGGCAAAAGCCACGAAAGAAGGTAAGGCCGCAGCTGCTGATCTGTGTTCGACGCGTCTGGATAAGTTGGCCACACATGCCGCCAACGAAGGTTTGAGCGCGGCGGAGATTGTTGAGTTGTTGCGTGAAGAGGCCGCGGCCATTTGCAGCAAGGGTGGTGCAGCATGGCAGTAAAAATTCATAGCCTAAAAATTGCGCCACAGTATATGGATGCCGTAGTTGCTGGCCAGAAAAAGGCGGAGCTACGTCGTAGTGATCGCGATTATAAAGTTGGCGATTTATTGGCGCTGTGTGAGTGGAAGCACGGGAAATATACAGGTCGAGAATGGGCGTCTGTAATCACCCATATTTTACCTGCTGGGGATGTCATTGCCGGGGCCGAGGGCTGGTCAGTCTTATCCATTCGATCCCTTTCGCCTACTGATGCGCTCGTTTATATCTTTGATCAGGGTGGGGTGGACTATGTCCGTTAAAACCCCTCTCAAATGGGTTGGCAGCAAAGTTCGCCTCATGCCGCAGCTGCGTCACCACCTCCCGGAAGGTAAGCGCTTGGTTGAACCATTCGCCGGTTCTTGCGCCGTCATGATGAACACGGACTATGACGAATATCTGATCGCTGATGTGAACCCGGATTTAGTCAACCTGTATAAGGTTATGGCTTTCGACACTGACGCGTTTCTTAGCGAGCTGGAGATCCTGTTTTCTGCCGGGGCGCTGGGTGATACAGAGAATCGTGCTGTTTATTACTACGCGGTTCGGGACGCTTTCAATATGTCTGGCCGGGCTTTTGGTGACGAAAGAGTGGAGGCTGCGGCGCGTTTCATGTTCCTGAACCGCCACTGCTTCAATGGCCTGTGTCGTTACAATCGCCGCGGTCAGTTCAACGTGCCGTTTGGTAAGTACAAAAAGCCCTATTTCCCTGCTGATGAAGTGCGCGCGTTCGCTGAAAAGGCAAAGCGTGCAACGTTCGTTGCTGCTCACTATGCCGAAACGCTGGATATGGTGCGTGATGGTGATGTGGTCTATTGCGATCCCCCATACCTGACAGAGGCGGGAAATTTCACCGCTTACACTGAGGGCGGTTTTTCTCATATGGATCAGGGCAGGCTGGCGCGCAAGCTGCGTCGCCTGGCGCGGAAGGGTATCAGTGTCGTGGCATCCAACAGCGATGTGGAGACTGTGCATTATCTCTATGCCGGTTTTGAGGTTGTTCGCGTTAATGCCCCTCGCAGTGTTGGTGCAGCAGCTGCAAGCCAGAAAGTCGCGCCAGAGCTGATCCTCAAGTCACCGCTTGATTCTATTGCGAAGGCTTGCGCGTGACGCTGGCAGTTAATGGGCAACACCACGCCGTCGATGCCTGGCGGCGTGAAACCTTTGCGCCAGGCACGCCAGCGGATGCGACAATAACAGAACGTCGTCTGTGGGCTGTTAACCCTCATGATTACGATTTCCGGTCACAATACCTTCACGAAATACCCGACTGGCTGGCCGGGTATTTTGGCAACCGTTACGAAAAAATCTTTAATGGAAAAGACGGCCGTCGCCGTGCCAATGCGTTTCTGCGCCGTACTATCGGACAGAACGTATTGCCACGCCTGCGGAAAGTTACCGCCAGGTACGCACTGGCCGGTGATGCTCTCGATCTCCCCTTCGGAAAATCATTGTCACGTCTGCCGTCCCTTGACCGCCCGGAGCTGAAAAAGCTGGCCGGGCGTGTTTCTTCCTGGTTGTCTCAAGCATTCTGCGACTTTAGCGAAACGCTCGACGGTGCCACAAAGGATGATGTTGAGGTTGCGCGGCGTGTTGGCCGGGCGTTCGTTCACTTGGGCGAACTGGTGCAGACGATTAATTTCACCGCCCCTTATTGGGGATCATTCAAAGCCGATAAGCTGACAGAGCGCCAGGCTTATTCCGGCATCCTTCGAATGATGGCACCAGAGTGGTGGTATCTGCGCCTCAAGCGCGCCCGTGATCTGCAGCGCGAACATCTGGCCATTGCCGTAGGGCAGGTACAGAAAACGGCAAGTGCGTATGTTTCACGTAAGACCCTGGGCGAATGGATAGACCAGAAAAAGCGTAATACAGAGTTCTTCAAAAAGTTCGACCTGATAAATGAGGAAGGGGATCGTGTTTCGCTCGCAGATATGGTTTACGGCAGCGTGGCCAATCCGGCCATTCGTCGCTGTGAACTGATGGTGCGGATGCGCGGCTTTGAAGATATCGCCAACGAGCAGGGGCTTGCCGGGGAGTTTTACACCATCACTGCGCCGTCCCGTTACCACGCGGTACACAGCAAGGGTGGCTTTGTCGGTCAGTGGAACGGCTGTAATCCGCAGGATACCCAGAAATATTTATGCGGGGTCTGGGCTAAATGCCGGGCAGCGATCTCCCGTGCTGGTATTCACGTTTTTGGTTTCCGGGTGGTAGAGCCTCACCACGATGGAACACCACACTGGCACATGCTGCTGTTCATGCGCCCGCAGGACGTCGATGCCGTGCGCGATATTCTTTGCTATCACGCCCGTGCAGCTGACTCCGAAGAACTGCAATCACTCAACGCGCTAAAGGCGCGTTTTCACGTTGAGCCTATCGATCCAGAGAAAGGCAGCGCCACGGGCTACATCGCCAAATACATCAGCAAAAACATCGACGGTTTTGCGCTGGACGGCGAGCAGGATGAAGAAACCGGGGAGAGCCTGCGTGATATGGCTAAATCCGTTTCTGCGTGGGCGTCCCGCTGGCGTATCCGTCAGTTTCAGCAAATTGGTGGTGCCCCGGTGACTGTATGGCGTGAACTGCGCCGCCTGGGCGATCAGCGCCTGACTGACAGCCGGATGGATGCCGTACTCGCTGCCGCTGATGTGGGTGACTGGGCTGCGTATACCCAGTTGCAGGGTGGTGCGCTGGTTGCCCGTCGTGATCTGGTTGTTCGCCTGGCATATGAGATCACCGAGCAGGGCAACGAGTACGGGGAAGATGTGCAGCGCGTCCAGGGTATCTATTCGCCTTTGATCCCTGAGTCTGAGGTGTGCACGCGTCTGGTGAAGTGGCAGAAGGTTGCGAAGTTGGCCGAAGCGCCAGCGGAGGCTGGTTTTTCTGGCGGCAACGCCGCCCCTTGGAGTTCTGTCAATAACTGTACGGAGGGTGGAACCCGGAGGCGATTAAAGCTGGAACTGAATCAGCGGGGTTTCGCTGGAAGTGATGAGGAAGTGGACATTCTGCTGCGCGGTAGTGGGTTAATTTTTGGTGCAACAGCACTGATTTACCGACACGGAAGGTTGCAGGAGAAGCGAAGTAAGCCAGAGGAAGAAATGTGGCCGGGCTGGGGTTAGAAATTGTAAGTCGTTGGTTAATAAAATTTAACTTTACAACGTGCCTAAAATTTTATTCACAAAAGATGCTTTAGAGTGTACTGTATGTTTATACAGTTATTTCTACAGGGGTAAGCTGATGGAGCTGGTAGAAGTTGCAGCACGTGCCGAATTTATAGAGTTATTATCGAAGGTTGCATTGATTGAGAATGTGACTCGTCGGGAGCAGCAAATTGCGTTGGTATTGATCGGTGAATGGGCTGGAGAAATTAGCAAAGAAATAAAAAAGCCCCACGTTGGGGGCTCAGTTGGAAGCGGTTTTCAGTAGGTCCAGTGTCATTTGCTTTTGCTGTGGTGACAGTTTGCTAATCAGCTGCTGCAACATAGCATCACCCGATTTTGCGCTTGGGCTGAGCGTATGGGAGAACGTCAGGTTCATCACAAAAGTGTGGCCACACTCTACGTCAGCGCAAGCGCAATAAATATCAGCAATTTCCCTGTGTTTTCTATTCGTTTTTTTGATTATTGCTTTAGAACCGCAGTCGGGGCATTCAATTTTCAATACGCGCACTTTCCATGCTCCAAACGATTTCGGATGCCTGGATTTTAAACTGTTTTTCCTCATGCCGCACCGTTTCCCGTTCCGTTAGCAAAATTAAGTCGCAGATTTAGCGGGATTTCCTTATCGCTGTTGATCGCCTCCATAAAACGACGTTGCAGCGGGATAACCTCACTGCGTTTGTAAATCAGTTCGGCCTTTTCCGGGTCGCCCAGTCCTCCGGCGTTCTGCGCGATCTGCCCGGCCAGCCCGGCGGGGAAACGGTGGGCGTTGAGAATGTCCTGGGCGCTGATGTTCTTCACGCTGGCAAACTCATCCTTAGCAGAAATATCCCCCATCTGGATGAACTGCACGCCTTCTTTATCACCGCCTGGAATGTTTACCAGGATGGTTGAGAAGTTCCCGATCCCTTTGCTGTCACGCAGCTGGCGCTCAATCTCTTCTTCCACTTCATCGGTCATGCTCGGGTCACGGGTATAGAGAATGCCGCCCGTATGTGCGCCGTTGTGGTAGTAGCGGCGGCGGAAGATGACCGCTTCGCTGTTGAGTAGTGCGGAGTGGATGCCGCCAATGTAGTCCGGTAGACCGTAGATGTGCTGCTGCGGATCGTACATCCGCATAAAAATGACGTCCTCCGGCTGATAAATCAGCGGTTCGCCCTGCTGCAGTACAGCAAATTCCCCTGTTTTGCGGCGGCGGGTATACAGACCTGGCATCGGTGCGATGGATTCAACTTCACCCCAGCCGTTGCGGATTTTCACAAAGCCAACGTCGCCAAACGTGATGAAGTCAAACACGGCAGCTTCCATTTCGTCGCGGCTAAGCCCGCCGCCCTGATAGTCGCTCATCACCAGATTCTTGCGCGCATGGATGATGCCGCCGTGCTGGCCATTCAAGTTAATCAGCTGCGCCAGCGCCAGGCGGTCAATGGGAAGCGTGTAATGGTTCGCCTCGTTGTCGTACCACACATCGCTGTAGTCCGTGCCGGTAGTCAGTACCGGTTCAGGCTTGCCGAAGCGCAGAACGCTCATTTTTTTGGTGGGCTGCGGTGTGCTTTTGTCGTGTTGCCCGGCATATTTTTTCTTTCTGGTCATGCTGCTTTCTTAAGCCCCCATTTGGATTTTGGCTTGTTCTCATAGTTGAGCGGTTCGTTATGCAGGGCGTGAGTGATCGCCCAGAACGCTTCGGCGTGTCCGGTTTCCTGCGTGCGGTCTGCGACAAACGTCATGGCATTGCCGCTCTGCGTACTGGTGCGGCGAATGGCCATAAAACTGGCCGGGATCTCTTTCTGGTCTTTGTCCCACTCAATACGGCTGCTCTCCACCACGTCGCAGGCTTTGAGTACCAGCTGGTCTTTGGTGTTACGGTCATAGCGAATCGGTTTGGCCACGCGCAGGGCGAAGTGCTGGATATTTTCAAACACCCCTTGGCCTATCCCGGTAACGTCCACGCCGATATAGGTGAAGTTGTACTGCTGGAAGAGTTTCTCGATCTGCTTTGCCTGCCAGCGGAAGTTCATGCCTTTCCAGCTGAACACCCGCAGCACGCGGTATTTTTCCGGTGCTAGAATGGGTGGGGCAACGATGACGAAACACGACAGGTCGCCGCTGCGCGCAGGGTCGAATCCGCCCCATACCGGGCGATCACCAAATGGCCGGGCGGCGTCCGGGTTGTGATCCTGCCAGGTATCCGTTTCCACGGCGCAGGCCTCCAGGTCGGAGAACCTGAAAACGCTGTCTTTGCTGTCAACGAATACGCACATATACAGCATGCTGAACGTGGTTTCGTTGTACCGGTTGCGCAGGCGGTCAATGCTGGCCAGGTTAAACCCGCCGTTGATCGCATCTTCCAGCGTGATGACGTAGCGCCACTGGCCATCGGGGCAGGAGCGGCCACCGTCGCGCAGTTCGTCGAAAGTCGGGAACGGCACATGGGCGCGTTTCTTGCTGCCCTGTTTCCACTCTTCGCCCGTCCAGAACGGGTACGCCTGGTGCGTTTTGGCAGATGGCGTGGAAAAGTAGGTGGTGCGCCATTTGTCGTGGGTGGCCATTGCGGAAGCGACTTCGTTCAGCTTCGCAAAGTTGGGCACCCAGAAATATTCATCACAGTACAGGTGGCCGCTGTAGGACTGAGCGGTGTTTTTATTGGTGGAGAGGAAGCGCAGCTCTGCGCCGTTGCTCAGGCGGATCGGGTTGCCCGTCAGGGTGATGCCAAAATACTGCTGCGCAATGTTGACGATATAGCTGCGGAACACCTCGGCCTGCGGGCGTGACGCTGACAGGAAAATTTGCGGATCGCCCGTCATAACGGCATTTTCAAACGCCTCATACGCGAAATACCAGGTCGCCCCGATCTGGCGGCTTTTCAGGATATTACGGATTTGCTGGGCGATATTCAGGCGCAAATGCTTCTGATAGCCGAACAGGTTCTCTTCTGCAAAGGCGTCGAAATCTTCCTGCGTCAGCCCCGAAATATCATTCTTACGGTACTGGCGCTTTTTCCGTGGCTGGTCGTCGTCCTCATCGCCGCCGCCCTGGTCGCGGCGTTTACCCTGGCTTTCTGCCAGCTTCTCTTTGTGCTTATTACTCTGGGCGCGCAGCTTCGTGGCGTGAGCAATCAGCATGTCCATTTCTTTGAGTTCGAGATCGGTCTTTTCGTTTCGCCCGGCAAGCAGCTGGTAGCGGCGCTCAATCGCTTCCTCGGTGCTTTCATGGCTTAGCAGGTCAGCCCATTGGTATTTCTCCGCCCAGTAGTAAATGATCCGCGCATTCGGCAGATTTAAATCAGCAGCAATTTCTTTTGGGGTGGCACGGCGCAGATAAAGTGCGCGGGCAACGCCTTTTAATTCTTCGGAGTATTTAGCCATAGATTTAATTATGCCGTGGCTGATTATAAAAAACGGCGGCTTTAATTCGCAGGTGTTCGTTTATTACCGCTTATCCGAACTGACCAGAATTAATCTGGATGATGCCCGGTTATTTATTCGTAATAATCATCTGGCAATTACGGCGAGGCGAGGGGATATGTCCCATTTAAAAACTGACTGGCTGTGTATTGCCACCGAAGGGGATACGGTCGATGAGCGGCAGATTTATCGCGAGTGGATCATTGATATGGGGGAAACCTATAACGCTGAACACTACGGCGCAATGATTTGGCCGGAGCATTCACGGGACTGGGGAAATTGTGGCGAAGTTGCAGCGGCCATGTGGCAGGACGGAGAGGACGGACTTGCCAGGTTATACGCAAAGCTCACCCCCAATCTGAACCTGATTCATGCGAACCGCGAAGGCCAGATGGTTTATTTCTCCATTGAACCGGAAGAGAACTGGCGCGGCAGCGGCCGGACGTATCTCAAGGGGCTGGCGGTGACTGACCGCCCGGCAAGTGTTGGCACTACACGTCTGCGTTTTTCAGAAAAACGCAAGTTAACGAAGCAGGGATATTACGCGTGCGCAATGTCCTCTGATGGAAAAATTACGCAGGAAAAGAAAATGAAAACTCCGTGGCAAAAGCTGTTCAATATTGAACCCAAGAAAAAATTTGAAGAAGTGCCGGGCGATGACCCGACCAGTGACGACAAATTACAGGCTCTGGCAGAGGCGCTTAATGGTATTGAAGAGCGTCTGGCAAAAGTAGAAGAACAAATTGCAGCAGCGCAGGGCGATATTGAAACCATTGCGGAAGTGGTCGATACCGAAGAATTTGCCAGCCTGCGCGATAGCCTGCCAACCATTCTGGCAAATTTCAGCAAGCTGGATAAAAAAGTGACCACGCTGCCGCAGCGTCAGTTCGGCGATAAAAATAAAGGTAAAGGATTCAAGTTCCTTTAATCGCTTTTAAATAAACCTTTTCATTATTAATCGCGTCAACGCGGGGAATATCTATGTATTTAAATGAACGTGCGCGCCAGTTGATGAATGCGTTTTGCGCGGGCATGGCGAAGGATTACGGCGTTGCTGATACCGAACGTTATTTCGCCATGACCGACCCGAAAGAAACTGCATTGCGCCTGGCTCTGCTGGAATCTGTTGAGCTTCTCAACATGATTACCTGCCTGGACGTGGATCAGCTTTCCGGCCAGGTGATTAACGTGGGTGCATCAGGTCTGTATACCGGGCGCAGTGAATCCGGGCGCTTTACCCGCCGTGTGGGTGTGGACGGTAACGACTATAAGCTGGTTGAAACCGACTCCTGTGCGGCGTTGCGCTGGGATCTGCTTTCTGTCTGGGCTAACTCCGGCAAGACCGAAGATGAGTTCTTCCAGCTGGTACAGACCTTCTCTAACCAGGCCTTTGCGCTGGATATGCTGCGTATCGGCTTTAACGGTAAGAGCGTCGAAAAAACCACGAATTACGAAACTAACCCGAACGGTGAGGACGTAAACAAAGGCTGGCACGCCATCATGAAAGATTGGGATAGTGGCAAGCAAATCATCACCGATCCGGTCACGCTGGATGAGCAGGGTGATTACCGTTCCCTGGATGCGATGGCGTCCGATCTCATCAACACCAAAATTCCGCAGCAGTTCCGTACTGACCCGCGTCTGGTGGTGCTGGCTGGCGCTGACCTGGTGGCGGCTGAGCAGTTCCGTCTTTACCAGGGCGCTGACAAGCCAACGGAAAAAATCGCCGCGCAGATGCTGGGTAACACCATCGCCGGGCGTCCTGCAATGGTGCCGCCGTTTATGCCAGGTAAGCGTATGGTCGTGACCATGCTGCCTAACCTGCATATCTACACCCAGCGCAATACACGTCAGCGTAAAGCTGAGTTCGTGGATGACCGCAAGCAGTACGAAAACAAATACCTGCGAAACGAAGGTTACGCCGTCGAAGTACCGGAGCTGTATGCGGCCATTGACGAAAACGCCGTGACCATCGGTGAGCTGGCCGAGCCTTCGGAGGGCTGATAAATGGCACTGTCACCTGCGCAACGTCACAACCAGAAGATTGCCGTACAAAAGCAGCTGGAGCGCCGCCAGGCCGTCGAAAGTCTCGACAGTCTGCATGTGCAAATCCAGGCGCTGAATCAGGATGTGGCCTGGCTTCGTACCCTGCCGACGATATCCGACCGGGTTGCGTATAAGCGTGACGTGCTGCTGCCGAAGTGGATGCCGACAGTAACAGCGTATCTGGATAGCGGCAGCATATTTGCTCACCCGGTCTTTGCCTGGTGCGTGATCTGGCTTTTTGATGCCGGGGATCTGGATAAGGCGCTGGAGCTGGCAGATATCGCCATTGCGCAGCAGCAGCCGACGCCGGACAACATCCGCAGCACCTTCCCGGCATTCGTGGCCGATACGGTGATGGCCTGGGCGGAAAGCACGGCGGCGGCGGGGGAAAGTATCGAGCCGTATTTCTCACGCACCTTTGAGAACGTCACCACGCGCTGGCGGCTGCATGAGGAAATCACAGCGAAGTGGTTCAAGTTCGCCGGGCTGCTGCTGCTGCGTGATGACAGTGGCCAGCCCCGCGCCACGGCGGTGGAGGACGCGGAAACGCTGGAAAAAGCCGCTGTGCTGCTGGCGACGGCAGAAAAACTTTATAAGCGGGTGGGTGTGGGGACGATGCGAAACCAGATTGCGGCGCGCCTGCGCAGCCTGGCAAAAGAACAATAACGACTACCGCAAGCCGGGCGGGCGCGGATGAGGGCAACGCACGATGTGCTTTGTGCCGTGGACTCCGGTCAGCCCGCCTTTTTCGGGGGAGCCATGTTTAGCGGGAATCCGATTAACTACAACGATGAGCCGTTGACCAATAACGGCTTCTGGCCAGACCTGAACCTTAAAGATTTTCAGGCGGCGCGCGCCATTCCGCCCGATATGGACGCGGGAACCGTTGGCCAGGCATTACTGGCGGCGGTAACGGAGGTGAATGCGGGGCTGGCCTCTGTGGAAGAAAAGCACCGGGCGGCAGGTCATGCCACTGCGGCCAGTGTGCCGGGCGTCAGCCTCGGCGGGATTAACGGGCTTTGTGCGCAGTACACCAAAGCGGTGTTTGCCCGCGCTAAGGCCGATTTGCTGGGAGAGTTCGCCACCATTGGGCGGCGTGACAGCCACCCGGGGCAGGAAAGCGAGGAAACCCGCGCCGGGTTACTGGCGGAGTCCTCTGTCACCATCCGGCTGATCAAAGGGCTGAAACGGGTAACGGTGAGCAAGGTATGAGTGAAACACAGCTGGAATCACTGACCGCCTTTTTCCGGGCAAATGTGCCTGAGCGCGCCATGCAGGGCTTTACCAGCCTGATTGATGAAATGCGCATTATTCCGGCCGCAAAAGATTTGGGGCTGGGGCAGTACCGCCAGGCGGTGATTCGCTACAGCGCGCAGCTGGCCTGGGAGCGTTTCCCGTACCGGCTTTGCCCGCCACAGCTGCTGGTTTCGCTGATGGAAGCCTGGCTGGATGACTACGGCAGCACCGTTATGGATGAGCTGGGTATCACGGATGCCGAACCGGACTGGGATGTATCCCCGGAGGATGAGGAAACCGCCGTGGTGGTTCTGACCATGCCGCTGGTTGAAGAACTGGTGATCCGTCAGGACGAAAACGGTGCTATCCCGTGGCGCGGTGAACGCTGGTCACTCGTTGACCCGGAGGTGCTGACGGCATTCAGTGCGACGGTATTCAGTACCGATCCCGCTGGCGCACCTGCGGGTGACGCCTGATGTTTGCAGGCGGTGAGCTGAATAAAAAGCAGCTGGCCGAACTGCGGCAGGCGCTGGCCAGCCTGGAACTGCCACCCAAAAAACGCCAGCGGCTGCTGTGGCGCCTGGCGAAATACGGACTGATTGCCGCGGCTAAGCGCAACGTCCGTAACCAGCAGTCACCGGATGGCCAGCCGTGGCCGGGGCGCAGGACAAAGCGCAGGGGGGAGATGCTGCGCAACATGCCGAAGCTGCTGCACATCCGGGAAATGCCGGAAATCGCCGCCGTTAGGGTGTATCTGCAGGGGGGTGGATACCGCAACGGTGAAACACCGGTTCCGGCCGGGGTGGTGGGTTACGCGCAGCAGAACGGCATGACGATGCGCGTAAACCGCAGCGGTAAGGCGAGGGGGAGTAACAGCGGCAAGATGGCCACGGTGTCGCAGGCCAAAAAACTGCGGTCACTGGGTTATCAGGTGAAGCGGGGCAAGCGGATGGTTAAGCCCACGTACAAGCAGCTGATGGAAACCATGAGTTACGACCAGGCCGGATTGCTGATCCGCAAGCTGCTCGGCAAAACGGTGAAAAACAGCTGGACGATTGATCTGCCCGCCCGTGCCTTCCTCGGCATGAGCGATGAAGAATTTAACAAGGCGCTGGCGCGCCAGCTGCAGGCCATCGGCTTTGGCTGGGACGTGAACGCGCAGGACATAAGGGGTAATTCATGACCTGGCCGTTAGTGGATGTGAACCAGGTAAATCAGTTGCTGGGCGAGGTGACGGAAGTCGAACGCGCGGCGCTGTTTATCGGTAAAGGTACGACCAACACCGGGAAAACTATCGCGGTGAACGCGCAGACGGACTTTGATGCTGTGCTGGGTGACGGCGATTCGCCGCTGAAAAGCGATCTGATCGCAGCCCAGGCGAACGCCGGGCAGAACTGGTGGGCGTTTGTTCACGCCCTGCCGGCAGACGCGGCAGAAAAAGACTGGGTGGACGCCGTTATTGCGGCGCAGGTTTCCTGTTCGGTTGAAGGTGTCGTGCTCTGCGATGACGTCAGTACAAAGGCAACGATCAACGATGCCGCCACGCTGCGCTCAAACCTGATCGCGAAGTTTGGCCGCTGGGTGTGGTTCGCGCTGGCCGTCGAAGGATTCCAGCCTGATGAAGACCAGGCGGAATATCTGGTGCGACTCTCGGCACTTCAGGCAGGCATTGCAGAAAAGGCGGTGCAGCTGGTTCCCCGTATCTGGGGCAACGAGCCGGGTGTACTGGCAGGACGGCTGTGTAACCGTGCCGTCACTATTGCCGACAGCCCGGCGCGCGTCAAAACCGGGGCACTGCTGAGTCTGGGCAGTGACGATCTGCCGAAGGATGGCACGGGCAAAACGATTGAGATTGCGACGCTGCAGGCGCTGGAATCGCAGCGTTTCAGCGTGGCGATGTGGTATCCCGATTATGACGGCATCTACTGGTCTGACGGACGCACGCTGGACGTTGAAGGCGGTGATTACCAGTCGATTGAAACGGTACGTATTGCTGATAAAGCGGCGCGCCGGGTTCGTCTGCTGGCCATCGGCAAAATCGGGGATCGTTCGCTGAACAGCACGCCGGGCAGTATTGCCGCGCACCAGACGCTTTTTGCGCGCCCGCTGCGGGAAATGTCGAAAGCCGCTGAGATTAACGGGGTGTTGTTCCCTGGCGAAACGAAGCCACCGCAGGACGGGGATGTGCAGATCGTCTGGAAAACGAAAAAGCACGTCGAGATTTACATCGTGGTTCGCACGTATGAAGTGCCGCTGCAAATCACGATCAGCCTGCTGCTTGACCAGAACACGGAGGCCAGCGCATGAGCAAGCGTATTTCAGGCATGTCGTTTGACGTCTATGTGGACGGCGATCTGGTACATGTCGAGGCGTGTACCCTGGACATTACCGACAACACGACAGCGGCCACCACGCACGGCGTGCCGGATGGTTACGTTGATGGTGACGTGACGGCAGAGGGTGAGCTTGAGCTGGCAACAAAGGCCGTTGCGGTGCTCAAGGCGCGGGCGCAGCAGAACGGATCATGGCGCGGTATCCCGCCGCTCGATCTCCTGTTCTACGCGAAAGCGGGCGATGAAGAAATCAAGGTTGAGGCGTTCGGCTGCAAACTGAATCTCTCCAGCCTGCTGAACATCGACCCCAAAGGAGGCGCGGTATCCACACGCAAATTCAAGTTTGTCGTGACTGACCCGCGTTTTATCAACATCGACGGCATCCCGTATCTGGAAGCGGAAGCCACGGAAAACCTGATCGGTTAAGGCGCAGTATGCAGGAACATGAAAAAAGCCTTCTCTCATTGCTGTTAATCGGTGCCCTGATTGCCATTGGCAAGGTGCTGTCTGGCAATGCCCCTATCACGCTGCGCCATTTTGCAGGGCGCGTGATCCTGGGCAGCTTTGTGTCGGTGATGGCCGGGGCTGCGCTGATTCAAATCCCGAACGCCAATCCCCTGGCGATTCAGGGGCTGGGGGCGGCGCTGGGTATTGCCGGTTATCAGGCAGTTGAATTGTGGTTGCGCCGTCGCGCAGCCGGGAAAAAAGAACGGAGCGAAGCACAATGACACTGAGCGAAAAGCAGCAGCTGTTCACCATCATGGTGGCCAATCTGGTGTTGTGGGCTGAAACCCACGGATACCGCCTGACGTATGGCGAAGCGTACCGCACGCCGGAACAGGCAGCACTGAACGCGAAAAAGGGCAGCGGGATCGCGAACAGCCTGCACACGCAGCGCCTGGCCGTGGACTTTAACCTGTTCATTAACGGCCAGTATCAGGACAAAAGCGAAGCGTATCTGCCGCTGGGTGAATACTGGGAGTCGCTGGGCGGCAGCTGGGGCGGGCGATTCAAGTCCAACCCGGACGGCAACCATTTCAGCCTGGAACACAACGGGGTGCGCTGATGACAACTGGCCAGTGGTTGATTGTGGTTGCGGTGGCGTTCGTCTGGGGCTGGCTGACCGCTGACTGGCGGCGCGACAGTCTGGAATTATCGATCTCCACGGCGGCAACGGCGGCGGCAAATAAAACCCGCGCCACCACGCAGACCATTGCCAGCGAGTCAGCGCGCAGTCTGGAAAACAAACTGGAGGCGCTGGCCAATGCGCAACCGCGTGAAATTCGCACCGAAATGGTTAAGCCGGTTTTTACTAACGTGTGCGTGTCTGATGAGTTTGTCAGCATGTTCAACGAAGCCGCAGCCAGAGCAGGGCGTGCCCTATCAGGAAAACCTCAAAACAAAGTGCCCGGAGGAACTGCCGCGCCTTGAGGGAGTCACCGGGGCATTAGTCGCCGGGGCGTTACTTAATTATCAGGATTTATATTCCGTCTGCGCGGCGCGACATAACACGCTCGTGGATGAAATTAACCAGAGAGAAAGATTAAATGAGCGAGAAAATTAAATTAGCTATTGCAGGTGTTGAGCTGTTATTTGAGCCAAACGTGACCGCCTATAACAAGTTCATTAATGATATGTCGATGGATAACAAAGTCGCCCCGGCGGTCAGTTATTTAAAACGTATCGTGGCAACGGAAAGTAAAGCTGCGCTGGAAGACTTTATTACCCGTCCGGGTGTACCGCTGCAGCTGGTTGCGAAAGTGAATGAAATTTACGCGCCAGAGCTGGAAATCGAAGTAAAAAACTAACGGCGCGAGTCCATGCGATTGAATCAAATGGACTCAGCCAGTACGTAATATTACGCCGCCATTATCTCCCGCACGGGGACGATAATATTGATGATATCGCCGCTGCCGTCTGGCTGGATAACCGCTACTGGGAAAATATGAAAGTAGCGGTAGCCAATGGAATAGGAACCGCGTTTAAAGGCTCATAATGAAACAACTGGATTTTACATTAAGCCTTATCGACAAATTAACGCGCCCGTTAAAACAGGCGCAGACGTCGGTGACGGATTTTGCTGATAAATCAAAAGATGCGTTTAAACGTATTGGCGTGGGCGCGCTGGCCATGTGGGGCGTCGCGCAGACGGTGCGCGGCGCACTCTCTCCGGCTATTGAAATGTTTGATGCGCTTAACGAGGCCTCCGCGCGGGGTATCGACAGCACATCCCTGAAAACCGTCCAGCGTGATGCGCTGCTGTTCAGCGCCACTTACGGGGCAAGCGCCGTCGAGTTCGTCAACTCTACGGCGCAGATTAACGGGGCGATTGACGGTCTGACGGCGACAGAGCTGCCGAAGATGACCAAAGTCGCCAATACCCTGGCCTTTGCGATGAAAGCCACCTCTCAGGATACCTCTGAGTTTATGGGGCAAATGTTCGCCAACTTTAAAAGTGACGCTGACCGTCTGGGCAAGGTGCAGTTTGCCGAGCAGCTGGCAGGGAAAATGACGGTGATGCGCCAGCGGTTCGGTGTCGAAATGGGTGCTATCAAAGACCTGATGGAAGGGGCGCGCGGCGTCGGGAATAACTTCAACATCGGGATTGATGAGCAGCTTGCCGTGCTGGGGCAACTGAGCCGCAGTCTGGGATCGGAGGCCAGTGGTGCCTACGAGTCGTTTATGAACAGCGCGGTGGACGGCGCTAAAAAGCTGGGACTGTCCTTCCAGGATGCTCAGGGGAATATGCTCTCGATGCCGGATATGCTCATCAAGTTACAGGGCAAATACGGAAAGAGCCTGGAGGGCAACCTTAAGGCACAAAAAGAACTGGATGACGCGTTCGGTGACAGTTCGGCGGTGGTGAAACAGCTGTACGGCAACATTGATTCGCTGCAGCGCAACATCACTGAGCTGGGCGGCTCTGACGGTCTGAAACGTACCCAGGAAATGGCCGCGAAGATGGTTAAGCCGTGGGACAGATTTGTGGCCATCCTGAATGCCGCGCAGACCGTGATCGGACTGACGCTACTGCCCGTGCTGTATCCGCTGCTGAATAAGCTGGCCGATATGGGTGCCACCTTTGTGAAGTGGATGCAGATGTTTCCCAACATCGCCCGTGTCGTGGGATATGTGACGTTGGCCATACTCAGCGTGGCCGCAGCCGGTGCGCTGGCAAATATCGTGATGGGTGTTTCGTTCTTTGTGATGACTGGACTCACGGGGATCTGGAAAGTATTCACAGCTGTAACAAAGATTAATACCGCCTGGTTATGGCTGAACACTAAAGCGAGTCTTGCCTGGGCAAGCGCAATGAAGTTTGCACGGGGAGTAATTTTAGCCCTGCGTATGGCGGCGATATCCGCCGGGATCGGCATCAATCTTATGAGCTGGCCAATATTGCTGATCGTAGGTGCGATTGCCCTGCTGGTTGCCGGGTGCTGGTTGCTGGTTAAGAACTGGGAAGCCATCAAAGCGGCGGTGATGAACACCGCGGCGTTTAAGGTGCTGGCCGAAGCGGTGAGCTGGGTGGCTGGAGTGTTCCAGAGTGCATGGCAGTCAATCACAGATGGCTGGAACAGTTTTGTGGCGTTGCTTACCGGCTTTTCTCCTCTGGATTCACTGGCGGGGATGGCAAGCGGCATCGTGGGCTTATTCGATAATGTTTGGAATACCATCAAAGCCACGTTTTTAAATTCATGGAACTGGATTGTAGAAAAGCTGAATAAAATTCCGGGGGTGGATATATCACTTGCCGGGGGAAACGGTGAACAGCCCATAACGCAAAATACGTTATCCACGGGCGGGAAATTAACGGGCGTTGAAAAAGGCGGTATCAGCAAAACCATAAATAGCAACGCCAAATCTGTTACCGACCAGAGTAAGCATTACGGACAGGTAAATATTTATCCGAAGGAAGCGATGACGCCGGGACAACTTGCGGAATGGAGCGAGCTGCAATGAGTGAGCTTTTATATATCGATTTACTGATTGAGGGTCGGAATTTCGTTCTTAACTCCGGGAGTGAGCCTGTGCTTTGCAATAACAAGCAAAGTATTGGACAGGATATTGTGCATTCAATTCTTGAAAGCGGTCTTGCTACTGAATTAATTGCCGAACGCAGTCCGACCATGCGTGGAGATATTTTAACCCGGCTGGAATTACTTATTGAAAGTGATGAGCGAATAGAGCCGGGAACGGTGGTGATTACAGAGGAAAGCGTAAAGCGCCTGTGGATCACTGCGGGTACATGGGATTTTGGTTCGGTATCGGTTAGGGCGGAATTATGACAACGAAGCCGGATGTTGATTTTAACGAAGTGGTGAAGAAAAGCGGAATGCCGACCACGGCGGAGGAGCTGCGCACGCAGTTCAACGCCATCGCGGAAGAAGAGGGGCTGATTACCAATACCTCCCGTATGTCGCCCTTCTGGCGGCTGATCACGGCCATCGTGACCACGCCCGTTCTGTGGCTCAAAGACGTCCTGGTAACCACGGTGCTGGCGAATATGTTCGTGGCCACGGCATCCGGCCAGCTTCTGCGCCTGCTGGCGTGGGCGGTGAACGTGACGCCGAAACCCGCCGTTGCCGCCCAGGGCGTCATTCGTTTTTACAAAATGGATGCCCGCGCCGTGGTCACGGTGAAGGCGGGAACGCGTATCCAGACTGAGCGCATTAACGGGGTGGTGTACGAGCTGGACACCACGGCGGACTTTACCATTACCGCCGATATGGCCAGCGCCCTGATCCCGGTAAAAGCTTCCGCCGCGGGCGGCGCATGGAACCTTGCGCCGGGCTATTACCGTATTTTGCCTGTGGCCGTGGCGGGCATCAGTCGCGTGGTCAATGAGGATGACTGGTTGACCACGCCGGGCGCGGATGAGGAGAGCGATGACGAGCTGCGCGAACGCTGCCGAAACCAGTTTAACCTGGTGGGCAATTACCACACTGACGCGGTGTACCGCTCAATGATCGCCAGCGTGGCCGGGCTGAGCATCGACCGCATTTATTTTGAGCATGACGCACCACGGGGGCCGGGTACGGCAAACGCCTATCTGCTGCTTGATACGGGAGTGATTTCTCAGCCGTTTATTGACGCAGTGAATGACCATATCACCGGGCAAGGAAACCACGGGCATGGCGATGATATGCAGTGTTTCCCCATGCCAGAAACCCTGCATCAGCTGAATGTGACCGTGTATGTGGAGAACCTGGCGAATCTTGCTGTGGATGAATACACCGCCCTGCAATCCGGCGTTGAAAACCTGATTCGCAGCGCGTTCCGGGAAAACAGTGATTTTGACGTGAAGCGCACCAGGCCGTATGACCGGTTTTCATTTTCAAACCTCGGGCGCGAGCTGCACAAAGCCTACGCGGTAATCGACTCTCTGGCGTTTTCGCTGACCGATATCGTCAGCGATCTGAATGTCCCGCGTTTGTCCGATCTGACCGTGGAGCTGAAGGATGCCTGATTTTCTGAAAAAGCTGGCGTCAATGGCGCTGCCGTTCTGGATGAACGAAGGGGAGCCGAAAAAGCTGCTTGCTGCCGCCCGGCGATTCTGGGCGCGGGTCTATGGCTGGATCACCTGGCCAGTTAACCAGTTTGATCCGCTGACTTGCAATGAGGCGTTGCTGAACCTGCTGGCCTGGGATCGGGACATTGCCCGATTCAAGAGCGAGCCCCTGAGCCTGTTCCGTAAGCGCGTGGCTTATGCCTTTGTCAATGCCCGGGATTCCGGGTCGGTTGCCGGGTTTATTGCCATTTTTGAGCGCCTGGGGATCGGCTATGTGGAGATGCTGGAGCGCCAGCCTGGCATTGACTGGGACATTATCACCGTGCGCGTCTCTGACAGTCAGTTAGCGGCCAACACGGAACTAATGATCCAGATTATTCGCCAGTACGGACGAACCTGCCGTCGTTACCAGTATGAGGTGATGACGACGCTGAAACTTTTTATCAATGCCGGCTGGGATGAGGGGGAGCTGATCTGTTACAGCGCCCGCGAGCCTGTAAGCGGCACTGACCGGGAATACGGGGAATACATGACATTTCCCGCTGTATCACATAACGAAAATAACGCCGTGTTTGGCGCAAAATTATAGGTGCTTTTATGAGTCAGACCGTTATCACCCAGGCCTTTGAGGCACTGAAAGCGCAGGAAGCAGCCAACCACGGCGTGGTTACGCTGGATGAATTTGTTTTTGCCAGTGTGCCGAACCTGAACATTACCGATCCCATCAGCCGCACCGAAACCCTGCCGCCCGCGGCGCAAATCGTGCACCGTCAGGCCGTCAGCAAGACGGGCATGGTGAACAGCAACGCCGTGGTGTATTCGGTAGTGCTGGGCGCGGACGTGGGCGATTTCGAATTTAACTGGGTAGGTCTGCTCAATAAAGCCAGCGGCGCGGTGGCCATGATTGTGCACGCACCGTCGCAGAAGAAAATTAAGACCGCCTCCGGCCAGCAGGGAAACGTGTTAACCCGTTCCTTCCTGATGGAATACAACGGCGCGTCGACGCAGACGAATATCACCACGCCTGCTGACACCTGGCAGATTGATTTCACCGCGCGTCTGAATGGCGTGGATGAGCGTATCCGTCTTGAGAACATCGACACTTACGGCGCAGCCTCTTTCCTGAAAGACGGCTTTCTGGTGTCGGGTGCTAACGGTAACTATCAGGTTAAAAAGGGTGTTGCGTACATCGAAGGGTTGCGCGCTGAACTGCTGTTTGATCAGGCTGTGGCGGTTGCTAAAAGACCGTCAAAAATTTGGGTCGATGTTTGCTGGCGCGGAACGCTAACCAGCGTCTGGGCGACGGCTACTAAAATCACCGTGGCGGATACCCTGGCGAATTATGTTACCGGCGATGAGCAGCATTACGTTTTTGCTATCGCCAACATTCTCGCAGACGGTTCTGTTATTGATCTGCGTCAGGCGAGTGTGATGGCTCAGGTTATGGGGTGGTCCGCAATGCCGGATACCGTTCCTTACTTTGACAAAGATTCGAAGCTCAAAACATCTGCGATAAGTGATTTTGGCCGCGAAATGCTCGCTGTTTCTGACGCTCAGGGTGCACTTTCAGGTCTTGGCCTTACTGACCCTGATCAGGGTGATACAGGAGTAAGCGTGCGGCAACCGTTTACTGGAGCCGTTGCGCGCACGCAGCATGATAAGAATGCTGAAGCAATTACTCCGCAGGATGCAGGTGCAAAAGGTGACGGTAAAGCTGATGACACTGCGGCATTTGATGTGCTGGAAGCTGGCGTAACCGGTCAGTTAATTGATTTGGGTGGAAAAATTTATAACGTGGCGAAACCATATTATAAGAATCAATACACAAACGGTTCATTTGTCATTGACGGCTCACTGCACCCGGCCAGCTTCGATCTCAATGCGCTACGCTATAAGAAAATCTGCGCCACCTTCTACACTGGCGATGTCGATATCCCCGGGCAAACACCGATCTTCGACGGCGCTGCCGGGGTATTTCAGGCGTTCTGTCTCGTTCCGGCCAACGGGCAGGTGAAGATGTACGTCACCCAGCGCGCCACCGGCCCGCTGCCGTTTTTAGGTAACTTCCTCAAGAATGAGACTTACCGGATCGTCGAGTACACGTTCAAAGAAGATGGTTCGCAGATACTGTCCACGGCGTTCTCACAGCCACTGACCACATGCGGTCATGCGAACATGCTGGGGTATCGCTACGAAGGGAGTGAGCTGTATTTCTATACGGGCGCGCCTAACGACTCGGAAACTGATACGACGCTTGGCGGCAAGGGCTTTACGCGCGTGCACTGGAAAGGTAGCGCCACAAGTGACTCTGACGTTACCCGCTATGAAATGTTTGATCAGCCGACCACTATAGGCGGCGTGTACAACACCCATTGCCGCACGAACGTTACCGTTTCCCCCGATGGCAAGTATCTGCTGCTGGTCACTGACGATACCATGACCGGCGACCACGCGGCGCTGATTTACGACCTTGATACGGTGCTGGCATCAACGAATCTCAAATCGCTGGTTCCGTTACACGAATTCCGTGTGCCATCGTATTACAGCAGCCCACTGCAGGGCATTGCGATGAACGATAAGTACGTTTTCGTGTATTACGACTGGGAGGTAAACACATCCGCGCTAAAGATATTCGACTTTGCGGGCAATCTGGTTTCGGACATCGACAACATCGATTTTCTGCGGACCGTTCATACCCGCGATGAGTATCTGGGTGGCTTCGGTGTGCTCACGACTTTTGAGTCTGAGAACGTGACGCTGTTCGGTAATGATCTGTATGTCGGTTATCGGGAAATCTGGTACGAGATGGGCACCATCGTCAGCTACGATGGGAAATTCTATACCCCGCGCGCGGCCACCACAGGCAACCCACCGAACAACTCCGCATACTGGATGCCCGTTAATATCTCCACAGGTGCTGTGCCGTATTCTGCGACGGCGGCTTACACAGTTACCGGGGCGAAGAAAGCAAACCTGAAACGTGTAGTAAAGATTGGAGCACTGAAAGAAAGCAGCTCTGTGCCGATTCAAGGTCGGCCGGGCAATCCCACCGGGCCGAAGTTGCGAGATCCTAATCTACGTTACATCGCTAACTCAGGTTCATTTCAGTGGGAGCGCTGGGAAGAAAACACTAAACGGTTCCTGACTACGCTGCGCGTAAGTGAGGCCGGTAACTGGTATTTCCATGACTCATCTCCTGGTGCAGCAGTTACACCAGGAGTCATGCTGTCATCACGAAGTAACGAAGTTGCTGGCGTGACCACTCGCTATGCACGTATTCGCGGTGGGGATAACTACGGCGGTAATACCTTCTGGTATGCCGCTGATGATTCAAATAAGCCGGGCTCGATTGTTGAATATGTAGGAGCAAATAACACCACGTCGCGCGAAACCAATCAGTATGGCGAGACGGTTATTAAATCGAATACTGATGCCTCAAAGGTCCCGCTACGCGCTGATGTGCAAGGCACTGGGGACTTTATCCGCGGCTCACGCTATGACACGGTTTATTTCGGCATCCGCACATCGACCGTGAATACGATCATGACTTCGCGCAGCGGGAACTCGTTTATCTTAGGCGCGAGTTCATCAGTTGACGGGTTTACAAGCGACACCACTGCGCGCGTTAACATCAATATCACCGACATGGCTTTCCGCCCAGACGCCGATAACAACCTCGACAACGGCAAGGTTAACTACCGATGGAAACAGCTTTTCGCGACTAACAGTTCCATCGGTACGTCTGATGAAACCCACAAAACCAGACCGCGCAACATTGCCCTGGCGGAAGTTACAGCCTTCGCCGCCATCGCCCGCCTGCCGAGCGTGTGGCAATGGCTGAGTAAATACCAGGTTGAAGGTGATGATGCGCGACTCCACGCTGGGCCCACTGTACAGGCCGCTATCGCTATTATGGAAGCGAACGGACTAGACTGGAGCCGTTACAGCGCGTTCTGCTATGACGAGTGGGAAAACCAGTACGAGCCGGTGCTGGCCCTGCGGAAGGTTGAAAAGGAGATCATGGTAGAGCGTGAGGGGTTCGAATACCCTGAATGGGTGGAAGTGGACGAAGAGTATGACACTGGCGAAAAAGTTCTGATTAAACCGGCCGGATCGGTCTATTCCTTCCGCAAGGAGGAATTGCTCTGGTGGTGTTTGCGAGCCATGGTAAGCCAGTTTGATGATCTGGACGCTCGTATGCTCCGTCTTGAAAGTGTGGCGGAGTAAGGCTATGTGGACGTTTAGTCAACTCAGGCTGAATGCGAACGCTTCCGGGATTTACCGCACCGCTGCCGCACATCCGTGGGTTTACGGGTTGGGGAAGATAACCGCAAACGGCGTTTATCTCAGCCCTGCGAACGCCGTGGCCTGGCTAGCTGAAAAGCTGGCCAGCCTGACAGACAGCGCGGATGTAGTAGTGTTCATGGTGACCGGGCAGAGCCACGATGAGTTTATGGCCAGTCTTGATCCGCTCACGGAGGTTTTCCCTGCACCGGCTTTTAAACAGGTTTCACGCCTTGCCCGTTCGGCGGCGGAGCTGGACGCGGTAAAAATGCAGAAACCTGCAAAAGCCTTGAATGGCCTGCCTGATCCTGTGCCGCTATCTGTACCGACGACGCGCACCATAGCAAGTGCAGCGGCGGTGGCCAGCGCAAGCGCACCGGGAGCGCTAAACCTTGCCGGGCTGAAAGCCAGCCTGGCAGATTTCACTGCGCACCGTGCCGGGCTGCTTTCCTGTATAGCGGATGTAGCGGGGGAGTTGGCGGCGAAACGTGCCCGCGCCTGGGTATTCACGTCAACCGGAGACGGCGCAACGCTGGCGCGGGAGCTGCTTAAAGATATTCCGGCAGTGTCGTCGATATACAGTGCGGCCATCATGCTGGTCGGTTCCGATCTCAGCGATATCAGGGGGATGATCCATGACAGCGATCACGCTGGCGCTTAACGGCGAAGCCATCCGGCTTAAAAATATGCGCGTCACAGTTTCCCAGCAGTTCCCGGATAAAGACCAGTCGGGCGGTACATCCTCCACGGCGAAATCCGAAGAGGGGGCGAAAGGGAAAGAGCTACGTGTGTCCGGTGAAATTCCGTTCAAGGATATCGCTATTCTCACCCGCCTGTTCCAGCTGGCCAACGCCACGGGATCAGGTGGCGCGCGTACAGTATACCGGGTGGCAAATAACGTTGCCCGAGCAGTCAATCTGCGTGAAGCCTCGTTTTCCGGGACGATTGATGCACCGCAGCAGGAAGGGCGCATGTCCTGGCTTGTAACGTTTACCCTGACAGAGTTCCTGAGCGTGGCAGAGAAAAAAGAAGCCGCTGCAACCTCCCGCGCAACCAGTAAAGCGCAGGGTGCTGGCGCTGCCGTTGGCGGCTCTGGAGCCGCAAACGCGGGTGAATCAGACGAAAAAATGACGTGGTTTGAACGCAAGGTGCTGAAACCCGTAAACGATGCCCTGGAGTGATAAGTGAAACCAGTTAAACGCCTGTATTTATCCACTGATGAAACCCATGTGGCCGATGTGAATCTTGTGCTGGAGCTGAACAGCTGCGGCCGGGGCTTTATTACTGCCCGGACCGATCAGGACTATACCGGAAAGATGGTGCGCCTTGATGTGGGCTATTCTGGTCAGCTGCTGCGCTGGTTTACCGGATACGTAGAGCGTGCGCAGCCAGCAGAAAAAGGGTTTATGCGTCTGTTCGTGCGGGAGCTGGCTGGCGTTTTTGACAGGGCGTGGCCATGTTCCTTTCAGCATCCGACGCTGCGCGACGTCGCTGCCTGGCTGACGGAAAACAGCGGCATCACTGTGTCCGTCCCTGATGCCAGCTACAGCAGCACCCCGATCCCGCATTTCACCCATTCAGGTACGGGCTTCCAGCTGCTGAGCAATCTGGGTAAGGCCTTTGGTATTAACGATTACGTCTGGTATCAGTTGCCTGACGGATCGATGTACGCAGGCGGTGCAGAGGCGGCGCTGTTCGCCGGGCGTCCGGTTGAAATCCCGCACGAGTTCAGCCAGGGCGCCGCGGGCGGCAATACGATGACGCTGCCGCTGATCCAGTCCCTGCGCCCAGGTGTGGAGGTGAACGGTGAACGCCTGACACGGGTTGCGCTGACCAATGACACAATGGCGATCACCTGGACGCCGCGCAACAAGGCTACGGGGAAACCACTGCAAAAAACACCAATGCAGCGACAGATTGAAAGCCATTACCCTGAGCTGGCCAGCGGCCTGCATGTGCCGAAGATGGCGCGGGTGATCGCAGCCAGTGAGTATGTTTCCAGCGGAAACTTTGCCGATCCATTCCGCCCGCGTTATGCAGTGGACGTGCAGCTGCTTGATGCAGACGGCAACCCGGACAGTACAACCCCGGTTTACTCTGCCGTACCGCTGCCGGTTCCGATGGCCGGGAATGATTCGGGGATGTTTCAGTTTCCGCCCGCTGGCACGCTGGTTGAAGTCGGTTTTACGGGCGGGCGCCCGGATAAGCCGTTTGTACGCCAGAGCATGCCGGAGGGGACGAGCCTGCCGGATGTGAAGCCGGGCGAGCAGTTGCAACAGCAACGTGATGGTGTATCGCAGCGCGTTACCCAGGGCGGCGACTGGGAGCGGCAGACCGATCAGGCTATCCGTGAAACGTCGATGACGCGTACCGTCACCGCCGATACGGAAACCCGTGAACTGGTGACGCGGGAAACGACAATCAAAGCCACGGATAAAACAACGGTGATCGGCACGGCCACGCTGATGGCCGGAGTGATCCAGCGTATCACCACGGGCGATTATGCGATGGCTGCAGGAGGTAACTATCTGGCCAGCATCAAAGGCGATGCTGAAACGGATGTTGAAGGCCGGCAGTCAAGCAAGGTGGCCGGGAATATTGATATTGAGTCGGGCGGCGCGCTGACAGAGAAGATTGCCGCCCTGCGTAAGAGCGTGGCCGCAGGTCAGCAGATTATTGGCGATACGGTGCATATTGGAACCGGGAGCACCAACACCCTCACCATGCTGCTGGATACCATCGATCTGCTGGCAGAACTGGCGCAGCAGTGCGCCGGACATACGCACCCGGGAACAGGCGCGCCAAACCAGGCCAGCGCCTTTACGGAAACGGCCAGCAAGGCAGGCGTAACGCGACGAAAGTATGAACAGATAATTGCCTGAATGAATGCACCTTTTGCCCGCCAATGCGCGGGCTTTTTTACGTCCTCTTACCAGACACACCAGAACGCGCCCTGAGCGCATCAGCAGACAACCCGCCCGCACGTAACACCCCGAAACGATCAGAGGCACGCTGTAGCGCTGGCGCAGCGGCGCAGCCACAAAATAAACGTGTCGCAGACAAAAACGGCACTACACCGCACCCGCCTGCGGTTTTTGGATCGTATAAATTTTTCAGTTTTATTTTTCTACAAACCAGACCGCCAGCCCGCGCCACGACTGGCGGCTTGCCGGAAAACCGAAACTGAAAACATTGAAAAGAATTTCACTTTTTTTCAGTAAAAAGGATCTGCGGAGGATCGGTTAAATTTCATAACCGTCAGAAAAATAGAGGAAAAATAAATTTTACGTGGCTATGGGTAGATCGTTTGTGTGATAAGCGCCGGAGCAACGTTTACAGGCAAGGCCAGAGCTGGCGCGGCTTAGAGAGTTTCAGGTTAAAAACAGAGAACTGAAAAAGCCGCTTTAGAATATACTGTGAAAATATACAGCATCAAAGGAGGGTGCATGCGGTACATATCCATCAACGGGGCGGTTTTCATTTTCCTGCAGCGGGGCGAAAAGTTGAAAGAGAACGAAGGGCTACCGCTGAACGGCTTTCCCGATCGTCGCTATGTTTTATGGCCACGCGGCGATTACTGGGACGTTCGGGAGAAAGTGTTTCAGTTCGGGGGAATGAGCTGGGAGCCTATTGCGAATGAACCCTTTCCCGATGAAAGTGCAGCCTGGCTAACAGCCTATGCTCACTGGATGGGAATTTCAGGAGTACAGCCATCGCATAAATCAAAATATGCCTGCGACACTTTTGCGACACTCACGACGGTTAAATAAAAAAGCCACCCCGCGGAAGGTGGCTTAATTGATTGATTCTATTGTGAAAATTTGGTGGCCCCTGCTGGACTTGAACCAGCGACCAAGCGATTATGAGTCATGGAATTGCCATGTTTCCACATGTTCTCCATTGTCGCTATTTGTATTATTTATTAATTAAAATCAGTGTGTTGCGATGTTTGTTTTGTTTCTGTTTGGCTACGGAGGTTCACCGTTGTACTATCCTTACCTGACCCATTACCTGACCCGAAATTGGCATTGGGTCAGGTAACACTTACCCTCAGAAAGGAAGATGTATGGCCGCTAATCTTACCGAGACCGCTATACGTGGTTTGAAGACAAAGGACACTTCGTACTACGTATGGAGCAACAGTGCTCAACGTGGTACGGGCAGACTTGGCGTTAAGGTTCAGCCTTCTGGCAGCAAGGTGTTTTACTTCCGCTATTACGTTGATAAAGGAAAGAAAGAGAAATTCATCCAGTTAGGCATCTGGCCTGAGATGAAGCTGGTGACAGCCAACGAGCTGGCGAAAAAGTATGGAGCCTGGCTTGTTGAAGGAAAAAATCCTCAGCAAGAGCTTGAGCAACAACGGCTGGCCGAACAACACCTCATGCAGCTCCATCGGTCTCAGGGATCGTTTGAAGAACTGGTGCATGGCTACGTTAACAAGATGAAGCTCGACAGCAAGCGAACCTGGGCTGATGTACTGAAGCGTCTTGAAAAAGAGTGTTACTCGATAATCCCTCGCGAAACTAAAGCGAAGGATGTGACGCCACTGCAGATCAAGACCATCCTCTCAGGTATTATCCAACGTGATGCGGTGGTCCATGCGAACCGAATTCGTTCATACCTGATGGCGGCATTTAACTACGGTCTGAAAGCCGATAACGATCCGATGAATACCAGCGTGGGTATTACGTTCGGTCTTGAGGTTAACCCAGTATCGGCCATACCGAAGCAGTCTTCGGCGGAAAAAGTGGGTGATACATGGTTAACGCTGGAACAGCTTCGTTTTGTCATGGAGCATTTCGCAGAGGCAACCAACGTTGGTCCGCTGATGCAACATTTAATCCGTTTCTGCGTGTATGCTGGTGGGCAGCGTCCGTTCGAAATGATTGCCAGCCGGTGGAGTGCGATTGACTGGCAGCAAAAAACACTGCTGGTTATTGCTGATGTATCGAAAAACAAGCGTGAGCATCTGGTCCCACTTACGGAATCGGCGCTAGCAGAGTTGACCTTTGTAAAAGAGTTAATGAAGGAAAGTAGTAGTCCCTATATCTTCCCACTCTCGACAGACGGAGAGCGGCCAGTACGTACTGATAGCCTGGCGCGGTCCATCATGTATTTCCGCGCGTTCAATCCGGAGTTTAAGGGTTTCACCGCTCGCGATTTGCGGCGCACCTGTAAGACTTTGATGGGGGAAGCAGGAATCAGCAAAGAGGTCCGTGACCGTATCCAGAATCATGCTTTGAATGATGTCAGCTCGAAACACTATGATCGCTATGATTATCTGACTGAAAAGCGTAGAGCGCTTGAGATCTGGGAAGACATGATTAACAACTATCAGCGGCAGCAAGAAAACAACGTTGTGAACCTGTTTGGGCGGAAGTAGCATTTAGCTGCTAGGTAAGAAAGTGGTGAGGCTGGCGTTCCCAGCGGCATCAAAAAATAGACGATGCCGCCTGAGCTGTCACGTCTAACAAATGGCAGAAAACTGAATGGGGCACCGGCTCTTACTTTTTGCGCAGGCACCCCGATTAATATCACGCCAGGTAATACTATTTTTCTGGTAGCACGAACCGAACCTCAATGCGCCGCTGACGTGCATCTTCTGGCGCAACACCGGGAATAGGCTGTGAGTCACCGTATCCGGCAACAATTACCCGACGTGCAAAAGCCGGAGCAAGATCGCCAACGATAAATTTACGCGCCTCTCTTGCACGAGCTGCCGATAAGGTAAAATTATCGTCATAGACAGTGCAGAAAACTTCAAAGTTCGTCACTGGACGGGTAACAGGAAGATTATCCGTATACCCTTCGATATAAACTTGTCCGCTTGTAAATTCGCTCAAAAATCTGACAACCTGTGTTTCAATCGTCGCTAATGCCTGACTTGCCTGAGATGCAATACATGCACTGCCACGGTTGAAAACCCCATCGCGCAACGTAATTTTTTGCGAGTTGACATCCAGCGCCACTAAGCCTTCATTCGCTGTCCCATCAAGGGTGTTTTTAATACTTCCCAACATCTCACCCACCCTGGCCCGCTGGGTATTGATTCCCTGCTCCATTTCCTGCTTATGCTTAATATCCGACCATGTTTTCTGTAGTACCGACATCACCAGCAGCAACATTACTACAGCCATCACTCCTGACATCAAGTCGGAGATCGAGACCCACTCATTAGGTTTATCTTTCATAAGTGAGAGCCTCAGGCTGCATCATTAACAATGTTCATTGCCGATAGCGTTTGATCGATATGTTTCAATGTCACAGTAAGTGGTGTCAGGCTTTGTTCAATTTGCTGAACGACCAGGTTCCGTTCCGGTGATGACAGCGTTGTACGAATCCCCTCCAGCTCTTTCAGAGAACGGTTCAATCTGTCATCGAGCGAAGAAAGTGCGGTTGATGCATCTGCATTACTCAGCATTTCATTACGCAATGATTCAATACTGTGCACCAGTTTACCAACGCCCGCAGTGATAATGTCCATTTTTGGTTGAAGAGGGCTCTCCTTCTGCATGAGCTGAAGTTGATTCACTAGCGCTTCAATAGCATCTGCATTTCTTTCGCCTGATGTCGTCATTTCTGCATAACGGTTATTCAGACTAGCAACCTGTCGATTGCTGCTGGACACAGCGGTTAGACCGTTAACGATTTGCTCGCGCAGGTCATCCACCAGTCTCGTCATAGCGATAACTTTTTCGTTCAAGGTTTCACTGGTGATCATAAATTCACGCTGTGCATCACGCTGAGTTTTCATCGATTGATCGATAGAAACTCGTACTTCACTCATTGTCGTGCCAACATTTTTAGACAGGTCGGTAACCGCGCTGGAAATGCCGTCCGTAGCGTTTGCCATACTTGCGGAAATCGATTCCATATTCTGGCTAAAACTTTCGCCCATCTGGGAGATGGTGGAACCAAGATCGGTTTTAACTGTGCCTAGCATGTCGGTAATGCCCGTACGGAAATCACCAATAACCTGTTGCAAATCACCTGCGGAATCACCCATTTCTTGTGCCGCCGATGACATTTTTTCGGCTGAATGTTGAATGGCGGACAGGTTGCTACTGTTGGTATCAATAAAGTGTTGTAACGATTCTCGGGTGGTCGTTAACTCTGCTACCTGTTGTTGCCCTTGCACTGACTGATCTTCGGCTGCCTTAGCAATATCGTTTTGAATTTCATGTAAGAGATCTTGCAGTTTTACCAACTGCTTATTTTGGATAATACGCTGTTGTTCAGCGTCATCACCCTGATCAGCAATCTTCATATAGAATGCGGCTATCTCTACATGCTGCGAATGGTTAGCCTGCCGGGAGTTTTCGCTTTCCTCACGAATATTGCTGCTTAGGTGTTGCAATCCCTCCATCTGTTGCTGTTGAGTGCTGCGGGATATATCAGCCAATTGCACCAGATGTGCTTCATGTAACTTGCTCTGCTGAGCAGCGGTTTTACCCTGATCAATCAAAGTTTGTAAAAACGACTCCATACCTGAAGAGAACTTGCTAAGTAACTGCCGTGTGGCTTCGCTTTCCACCTGCATTCTATCGTTCAAACCCTGTAATGCTGTCAGATACTGCAATTGGGTCTCTTCATGTTCAGCACGCTTTTGCTCTCGTGACTGGTCGAACACTTGTTTCATCTGCTGTGCGCACCAGCGCAAGCGCTTTTCGTCATATCCTAACCCAGCAGAACAGGCTTTAAGGATCAGATACGCCATGATCCCCCATGTGGACGTTTTAAATTTCGTCCCCAGCCCTTCCATCATCCCCATCAGATTCGACATGGCGTTATCCATGCCTGCTGAGTTAGCATCAATCAAAATATCCGATGCTTTATTAAGCGCAATTCCCAGACCGAGAAAGGTGCCTAGCAACCCTAAAATTAACAAAATGCCCGGCATAATGTCGGCCATTTTTTCTGCTGGACTGGCAACTGCTGCGCTGATTTCGTTGACTGAACCATGTTCAACATCGAGATGGTCTGCCCCATTATTCAGTGCATCACCTTGCCATTTTTTGTCCCAAAAGCGCTGATTTGCCTGCCAGAGCAATAAACCAATCGTCAGTAGAACCAAAAAAAGCATTGTGCCGCCAAACAGCATCTGTATGACGTCGAATTCCGGCAGTATAAAGGCAAAAAACTCGTGAAACGTCATGCTGCCACCTCGACAAGCTGGCTTGCACGCGCGCGACTGGCTTTTTCAAAGATATTGGCAAAATCGATAATTAAACTTTGTTGCTCGGAATTAAGTTCTTCCCAATGCTTACCAAACTGAGCACACTCAATAATAATCATTCCAACCGCATTGCTGTCTTCCATCAAATATTCCTGACCTGCAAACGCCTCTGGTTCCTTTTCCAGCATTTGCAGAAACCCTTCAGCGGCAAAAACATAGTTACGCATTTCATTGGTGCGTTTGCGTTTTGCTTCCATCTCAGCCTGCTGCACTGGTAAACGAGCTTCTAACTCATTGAGCATTGGTACTTCATCTTCCTGAAGATCACCAAGGCGCTGGCCAATCTGTAGACGTCGCAGGAGTACTTGCTCTTTGGACAGACCGTCATTCAGCGATTTCCATTCATTTTCCATATCCTGCAGGTTATACCCCCAGGCCATTATCATTTCTTCGAACACGAAGGGGATGAGTTTCTTACCAAAACGCGCCATCACAACGCGATCCAGGCGTTGCGTTGCGTCATCGCTCAACTGAGGGTTGGGCTTTAGCAATTCGTTCCCGGTTTCAATAAGAAACAGGTCGTCATCGGTGATCGTATCAATGTCCTGCGCACGCGTAAGATGTTGCTCAGTATCTTTTAATAACTTCTGCGACGCGCGTAACCGCAGATAATGTTCGAAATCATTGATCTGAATATTATCCAGAACGTCCTTAATACGCGTTGAGAGTTGGGCATATAAGGTAATCAGACTCGCCAGGTCAACAGCACTCGCTGCTTCTCCGCGCATCTGATTACGTGCTTCGCGTAGTACTTGCTCATGCTCTTTGGCTTCATCCATTTCTTCTGGGGTAAGAAACAACTCTTTAAGTTGTTTGGCTTTATTAATTGCCCACTCAATGGCCTTACCAATACGTTTCGCCAGGTCACTCTTATCCCATTCGACCAGCAGCCCCAACGCTTTATCCAGCGCTTTCAAAGCACCACCCACCCACGGGAATTGTGGCAACATCTTTTCAGCTAATTTTGCTGCGTTTTGCACAATAGGGCGAATCACATTACTGATAAATGGCTTCACCTTTTCCCAGACGCTCTTTACGCTTCCAACAAAGGTCTCCGCTTTCTCTGCCATCCAGGAAACAGTTTTAGCTGCTGTTTCTTTAACACCGTCCCATACCCGGCTGACTGTGCTTGTCACTGCACTTGCTACGCTGCTGCAAAAACTGCCGACACTTGACCAGAAACCCATAATCTTCTCCTGTTGTTTTTATTGGATACCTAATAATTTTTTTGCTGTGTTGACTTCACTGGCTGTACGTCCCGAATGATTGGCTACTGCTTGATGGGAGGCTAATACCTGTTCTATCGCACTCCGTAAGTGAGCGACGTTAAGTTGTGCAGCCTCTCCGGTGCGTTCCGCTTCTAGCAGCACTTTAGGCAGTGCCAGACGCATACAGGTACGGATCTCTCGTCCTGCCAGCCCTTCGGATAGTTCGCTTGCGGCGGTGAGAAGACTTTCTCTTTCTTCTGCGAGCGGTATTTCAGGGACCAGAAATTTGTTCCAGAGTTGGTAGCGTGCAGTCAGGTCAGGAAGCGTAAATTCAACGTGATAGCCAATGCGGCTGCGGAACGCCTCATCATAGTTACGTGCGAAATTAGTCGCGAAAACCACAATGCCGTCAAAACGCTCCAACTCGATCAGTAACGTAGAGCGCATCGCATTAACTTCATTATCAACGCCTTGTGTGACAGAGGAGAGTCGTTTCCCCAGTAACGTGTCAGCTTCATCGAAAAAGAGCAGTGCTCCGGTATCCTTAGCCTGCGCGAAAGCAGCCTGGATATTTTTTGCCGTTTCTCCCATAAACTTGCTTTCTAGTTCTGCAATACCAAGAGCAATAAAGGGCATCCGTAACTGTCCAGCCAGTGCCTCGGCGCAAAGCGTTTTCCCGGTGCCGGGGGGGCCATAAAAATTCAATATCGCTGTCGATCCCATAGGGTCAACAACTGAAAAATTCCATTCCTGATAGATAGTTTTATGAAAACGCAGACGAGCCATACATTCATCAAGAGATGATCGGGTGCTCTTGGACAAAATGACATCGTTATCGAGAGTAAATCTTGGATCTTTCAGTATATTTTTTTTTCCATCCTCGTCGCCATCTGACTGAGATAACGACGGTCTTATCGGTGCCGAACCATTACTGTGTGTTGACATAAAATCGTCATCCATATGGAGATATAAAATATCCGTTACAACCAGGGATAGTTTATCTCTGAAAAAATTATCATATTGATAATCATTTAAAATATTCCTTTACGTGTTATCGGCCAGCGGGTTGGTCACTTGAGTAAAAATTTAAGAAAATGTAAAACTGCAGCGCTTAGACCAGTACGGCCTGCTAAGTTACGCTGGGAACGATAAGTTGGACGTAAAGACCAGACCTAGCAGCGCTGGTTTTGAGCTCATGAGTGCGTGGTAGCAGGGCATCATCAATGGCTGGGAGTAATGCCCCTTAGGGAGTCAACAGTTGGGGGCTGACTAATACAATCGCCCAGATCATTCGCAAAAAAATGCAACCGGTCGCGTCTTTCACATCCGGTGAAACGTGATCACTACGGCTAAAGCCAGTCACAGCAAGGGCTGGCAGGTGGGGATCATTTTTTGTATTGGTTTTTCAGTGGGTTTTGATGATCATTTTGGCAAATGATCCGCTTGTTTTCGCTCAGTAATTTACTTTCAACCCTATGATTTATTGGGCTTAAACATGGTTGCAGTAAGGCGTGACAGTGAGCGTTTATCCACTTTGATCTGCAGTAATTCGTAATCATTTTGCATTTTCAACCAGTGCTCGGGCGTTCCGCCTAATACATAGCTGAGCCGGACGGCGGTTTCTGCTGTGATCCGCGAGCTGCCGTACACCAGATAATGACAGGCTGAAAGGCTCATGTTCATCGCTCTGGCGAAAGTGGTCAGTGTGATTTCATTCAGGGCAAGAATTCCTCTGATTCTTTCTGCCGGGACAGGGCTTTGCAGATTTTCATAGCCTTGCATCCAGCGAGAGCAGGAGCGTAGTGCTCTGCGCTTAGCCTGGCGGGCCCGTTCGTAGGCATAATCAGTTGGCATGAAGAGGGTTCCATTTACAAGCGTGTTCTGGTGCCCAGCCTGGTCATCAGAAATGAGGTTTTGCGCCATTCTAACCTATAATCGAGGCGTACAGGGTGTGGGTAAAGCGCTCATTCAGCCCACCGTTCATTTCTTTGTCCTGTATCGTTTGCGATAGACCTCTTAGCGGGTATTATTTTGCGCACTGCATTCCAAAATTGAATTTTTGCCTCTGCACATTTGCAGTATGGCTGCGATCTCCCCGAGGGTTTCATGACTAACACTAACTTTTCTCAAACGGCTGCGTTTATCTGGTCGGTGGCTGATTTGCTGCGCGGTGATTTCAGACAGTCTCAGTACGGGCGCGTGATCCTGCCCTTTACGCTGCTGCGTCGTCTTGAGTGCGTGTTGGCGGAGACCAAAGATGCGGTGGTGGCGAAATACGATGAATTAAAAACCAGCCCGCTGCCGGAAGATGCGAAAGAGAAGTTTCTGCTTCGCGCCAGCACATTTTCCTTCTTCAATACCTCGAAGATGGATCTGGGCAAGATGGGGCAGAACGACATCAAAGCCAACCTGGAAAGCTACGTACAGGCGTTTTCCCCGGACGCGCGTGAAATCTTCGAGCACTTCAAATTCAGCGAGTTTGTCGGCCTGCTGGAAGATGCCAACCTGCTGTTCAAAGTGGTGAAGAAATTCGCCACCACCGATTTAAGCCCAAAAGCGATTTCCAACCATGATATGGGCCTGGTGTTTGAAGAGCTTATCCGTCGTTTTGCGGAAAGCTCCAACGATACTGCCGGTGAACACTTCACCCCACGTGATATCGTGCGCCTGACCACCTCGCTGGTGTTTATGGAAGATGATGAAGCCCTGACGCAGGACGGTATCATCCGCACCATTTATGATCCAACTGCCGGGACCGGCGGCTTCCTCTCTTCGGGCATGGAATATGTGCACGAGCTGAACCCTAACGCGGTCATGCGTGCCTTTGGCCAGGAGCTGAACCCGGAATCCTACGCTATCTGTAAAGCCGATATGCTGATCAAAGGTCAGGACGTCAGCCGCATTAAGCTGGGTAACACCCTCTCTAACGACCAGCTGCCACAGGACCAGTTCGACTACATGCTCTCTAACCCGCCGTTTGGCGTGGACTGGAAGAAGATTGAGGGCGAGATTAACGACGAACATACGCAGAAAGGCTTTAACGGTCGCTTTGGCCCGGGCCTGCCGCGTGTATCCGACGGCTCGCTGCTGTTCCTGATGCACTTGATCAGCAAAATGCGCGACAACCACAATGTGGATGGCAGCGTGAGCAACGGCGGGCGTATCGGGATTATCCTTAACGGTTCCCCACTGTTTACCGGTGGCGCTGGTAGCGGTGAGAGCGAAATCCGTCGCTACATTCTGGAAGCCGATTTGCTGGAAGGCATTGTCGCGCTGCCAACGGACATGTTCTACAACACCGGCATTGCCACCTACGTCTGGATCCTCTCCAACAAGAAAGCGCCTGAGCGTAAAGGCAAAGTACAGCTGATTGATGGCACCAATCTGTGTGGAAAAATGCGTAAATCGCTGGGTTCGAAGCGTAACCTGATGGGCGAAGACGATATCAAACTGATCACGCAGACCTTCGGTGACTTTGAGGTTGTGGATGCCACAACCCTCGAAGAACTGGGTCTGGAAAAAGCCGCCGAGCAAAAATCCAGCCGTGGCCGTCAGCCTGCAACCGCCAAAGCCGAAGCGCCGAAAACCTTCGCCAGTAAAATCTTTAACAGCACTGATTTTGGCTATCGCCGCCTGACCATTGAACGCCCACTGCGTTTATCTGCTCAAGTGACGGATGAGGCGATTGCGACTCTGCGCTTTGCGCCGAAGCCGTTTAATGTGCCGATGGAACGTCTGTATGAAGAGTTCGCAGCCCAATGGCAGGCGGGTAACTACGGTGATTTCTCCGAGCTGGATGCCGATGCGCGCGCCATCATTAAAGCTGAATTTGCCGAGCTGAAAGAGAAGCAGATTAAAGATCTGCTCGACAGCAAACTGTGGCTGGCGCAGCGCGGATTGATGGAAAAGGCACAGCAGATTCAGACGGCTCTGGGTACGCAGACTGGTGGTAAAACGCGGGTAAGCAATGACTTCAATCAGTTCCAGCTGACCCTGAAAGGGGCCATCAAAACCGCTGGTGTGAAGCTGGATGCGAAAGAGAACAAGCAGTTTATCGATGCCATCACCACCAAAAACCCGGATGCCGAACCGGTGGTGAAGAAAGTGCTGAAAGAAGCCGCTCAGCCGCTGTACGGTGCGTTTGAATATAAAGGCAAGGTTGTTGAGTTTGAGCAGGACGGTGAGCTGCGTGATAACGAAAACGTACCGCTGAACCCAGCAGTCTCCACCAGCGACCTGATTGAAAACTATTTCGAGTCTGAAGTACTACCGCATGTGAATGACGCGTGGATCAACGCCGATAAGCGCGATGCGAAAGATGGCGAAGTAGGGATTGTCGGTTATGAGATCCCGTTTAACCGCCATTTCTATGTCTATCAGCCGCCGCGCCCGCTGGAAGAAATTGATGCAGATCTGGATGCGGTCAGCGCCGAGATTATGAAGCTGCTGCAGGAGGTTCATTCCTGATGGCTAAGTATAAGGCGTATCCGGAGTATAAGGATTCTGGAGTTGAGTGGTTGGGGGAACTTCCAGCTCATTGGACAACGCTAGCAATAAAACATGTTGCTCAATTAAATCCTTCTAAATCATGCATTAGCATAGAAAAAATGAAAGGGATGTGTAGCTTTATTCCGATGGAAAAGCTCAAATTCAATTCCTTATGTTTAGATGAAATAAAAGATGTTACCGATGTATATAATGGATATACATATTTTGAAAATGAAGACATCCTAATTGCAAAAGTCACACCATGCTTCGAAAATAAAAACATGGTCGTTGCGCGTGATTTGAACAATGGCGTAGGATTTGGTTCTTCTGAAATTTATGTTTTACGTTGCAATGATATTATAAACAATGATTTTTTATTTTATCGTCTTCAGGAAGATAGCTTCATGTTCATAGCTGAAGGTGCTATGACCGGTGCCGGTGGATTGAAGAGGGTACCTTCAGAAGTTCTAAATAATTTTAAATTTGGGCTTCCAAGTAAAAAAGAGCAATCAATAATAGTAGATTTCCTCAAGCACGAAACCGCAAAAATCGACAACCTGATCGAGAAACAACAGCAACTGATTGAACTGCTGAAAGAAAAACGTCAGTCAGTGATTAGCCATGCCGTCACCAAAGGGCTAAACCCTGATGTGCCGATGAAAGATTCCGGTGTTGAGTGGTTAGGGGAAGTGCCGGATCATTGGGAACTCGTACCACTTAAATACTTGTGCAATTTTAGTGGGGGTGGGACTCCGACAAAAGATAACTTATCTTATTGGCAAGGGGGGACTGTTCCATGGGTTTCTCCGAAAGATATGAAGTCTTTTTGGATTTCAGAAACTCAAGATTATGTTACACCAAAAGCAGTAAGTGAATCTTCAACAAACTATATTGAAGAAGGTTCATTGCTCATGGTAGTTCGTTCTGGAATTCTTCAGCGAAATATTCCTGTGGCTATAAATATCGTAAAGGTTACGATGAATCAGGATATGAAAGCGTTAAGATTTAATGAAAGAATGAAGGCCCATTATGCAGCGTATTTTATCAACGGGAATGTCAATTCTTTGTTGTTAGAATGGACAAAAGAAGGGGCTACTGTCGAAAGCATTGAGCATGAGTATCTTGCAAATGGATTGATCCCTGTTCCACCGATAGATGAGCAACATTCGATAATTAAGAGCATCTCAGGCCAAATGATACGCTTTGAGTTATTGGAAGAAAAAGCATTAACAGGTATCCTACTTCTCCAGGAACGCCGCACCGCCCTTATCTCAGCCGCCGTCACCGGAAAAATCGACGTCCGCGACTGGGTTGCCCCTGACGCGCAGGATGTTGAGGCATCACAGGAGGCTACCGCATGAGCATGGACAGCACCAAAGAGCTGATCTTCCAGAATGAGATGATTGCTCAGATGATCGACCGAGGCTGGATTCTCGGCAAAACTGACGGCTACGATCGCGAACGTGCGCTGTACTCGCAGGATACGCTGACCTTTGTGCAGACCACGCAGCCGCAGGAGTGGGAGAAGTTTGCCAAAGTTTATCCTTCCAATACCGAGCGTCATTTCCTCGATGCGCTGGTGGCGCAGCTGAAAAAAGCGGATATCAATGCCACCGATGTTTTGTCTCGCACTTACGGCACGCTCGGCGTACTGCGTCATGGCATAAAAAGCCATAATGCGCGTTTTTCGCTGTGTCAGTTTAAGCCGGAACATAGCCTCAACCCGGAAACCCTGACGCGCTACAAACAGAATATCTGCCGCATCGTGCCGGAGCTGGTTTACAGCCCGCATGCGTCGAACGCCGCATTTGAAGAAACGGGCGTGAAGGCAAAGAAATGGCGTATCGACCTGGTGTTGTTCGTCAATGGCCTGCCGATAGCAACCCTCGAACTGAAGTCTGAATTTAAGCAGACGGTGCAAAACGCCATTACGCAATATAAGAAAACGCGTTTGCCGAAGGACCCTGGTACCAATAAACCCGAGCCGCTGCTGACCTTTAAACGCGGCACGCTGGTGCACTTTGCCGTCAGTCAGTACGAAGTGTTTATGGCGACCAAACTCGAGGGAGATAAAACCTTCTTCCTGCCGTTTAACAAAGGCACTCATGACGGTGGCGCAGGGAACGATATCCCGGAAGATGCCAACGACTACGCTACCAGCTACCTGTGGAATGAGGTGCTGCTGCCGGACAACCTGCTGAAAATTCTCGCCAGCTTCGTGCATCTGCAAATCGTCGAAAAAGAAAATGCCATTGGCCTGAAGTACAAAAGCGAGAGCCTGATTTTTCCGCGCTATCACCAGTGGGACGTGGTGAACAAACTGATCACTGCCGCTACGATGGAAGGGACTGGCAATAAATACCTGATTCAGCATAGCGCCGGATCGGGCAAATCGAACTCTATCGCCTGGACGGCCCATCAGCTTTCCCGCCTGTATGATGAAAATGGCGAGAAGCAGTTCCATTCGGTAATTGTGGTGACGGACCGCACCGTGCTTGACGATCAGCTGCAGGACACCATCTATCAGTTTGAACATCAGGATGGTGTGGTCGGGCGTATTAATAACAAAGAAGGAGAAGGTTCTAAATCGGACAAGCTGGCCTTCGCGCTGGAAAATTCGCAGCCGATTATCATCGTCACCATCCAGACATTCCCGTTTGTCCTGAAGGCGATTGAAAACAGCGTCAGCCTCAAGCAGCGCAAATACGCGGTTATTGCCGATGAAGCGCACTCCTCCCAGAGCGGCTCTACGGCGCGTCAGCTGAAAGAAGTGCTGATGACCGAAGAGGTGGATGACGATGTGGAGATGTCTTCAGAAGATATTCTGGATGCCACCGTCGCCGCGCGTAAAGGCAGCAACAACCTGAACTATTACGCCTTTACCGCTACGCCGAAAGCCAAAACGCTGGAGCTGTTTGGCCGTCGTCCTAATCCGCAGGAACCCGCATCGAAAACGAACAAACCGGAAGCGTTCCACGTTTACTCCATGCGTCAGGCCATCGAAGAGGGCTTTATTCTTGATGTGCTGAAGAACTACACCAATTACAAGGTGGCGTATAAGCTGCTGCAAAAGCTGGACGATCCTGATCGGGAAGTGGACAGCAAGAAAGCGAAGATCAAACTGAACCAGTGGGTCTCGCTGCACGATCATAATGTGTCGCAGAAAGTGAAGGTGATTGTTGAGCACTTCCGTAAGCATGTGATGCATTTACTGGCCGGCCAGGCGAAAGCGATGGTGGTGACCAGTTCGCGTAAAGCGGCGGTGCGCTACAAGCTGGCGTTCGATAAATACATCGCCGAGCACAAGTACGACAAGATAAGTGCAATGGTGGCGTTCTCCGGGGAAGTGGAATTCAATGAAGATGACCACAACAGCCTTGCGCTGCTTCACCAGAAGTTCACCGAAATCAATATGAACCCAGGCCTCAAAGGCCGGGATATGCGCAAAGCGTTTGATACCGACGACTACCAGGTGATGCTGGTGGCTAACAAATTCCAGACCGGCTTTGACCAGCCTAAGCTCTGTGCCATGTATGTGGATAAAAAGCTCGGCGGCGTGGAGTGCGTACAGACGTTGTCGCGCCTGAACCGGACATATCCTGGGAAGGCCCAGTCCGGCACCTTTGTGCTCGATTTCTACAACGAACCCGATGAGATTTTGGGTGCTTTCCAGCCGTACTACCAAACAGCAGAACTGACGGATGTTAGCGATCCGCAACAGGTCTTTGAACTGTTTGAAAAGCTGCGCACCAGCGGCATTTTCCTGTGGAACGAAGTGGAGCAGTTCTGCGAGGCGTTCTTCAGCAAAAACAAATCCAATGCGGCGATTAGCAATATCTGCAAACCTGCAGTGGAGCGCTGGAAGCATCGCTACACCTCAGCGATTGATGCCTATGTGCTGGCCAAAGAGATGTTTGAACGCACCAAAAAGACCGGCGATGTTGTGCTGATCACTAATGCGGAAAACACCTTCAAAGAGTGCGAAAAAGAAAAAAGTAAGCTGGATATCTTCAAGAAGGATCTCGGCAGCTTTGTCCGCTTTTACGAGTTCATGTCGCAAATCGTCGATTATGATGACAAGAACCTGGAAAAGCTGAGCCTGTTTGCTCGTCACTTGCGTCCGCTGCTGCATGAACAGCGTATCGAAGAAGACGAGATTGACTTAAGCAACGTCGAGATGAGCCATTACCGCTTGTCGAAGCTCCACGAGCAGCATCTGAAGCTACAAGAAGATGCTGAAGACTACAAAATCAAACCGGGGAATGATGTTGGTACGGCAAAGCCGAAGGACAAGAAAGAAGAGTTTCTGTCGAATATCCTGGCGCGTCTTAACGAGCTGTTCGTTACCGATAATCTGACCGATAAAGACATGATCAACTATGCCTTCGCGGTGCGTGACAAGCTGTCAGAAAACCAGGCGGTGATGACCCAGATTGCCAACAATACGCGTGAACAGGCGATGCTGGGCGATTTTCCGAAAGCCATTGATGATGCCGTGATGGACAGCAACGACGCCCAGCAGGAGATGATGGTGCAATACCTCTCTAACCCTGAACTGGCGAAGGGCTTTGCTCGTGTAGTGTTTGATATGTTGAAAGGGGCTTAAGATTTATTAGCCAAGGTATGTATATCATCAAAATGATGAGTATTCTGTTCAATAACACAAGCGGGTTTTGTGAAGTGTTAAAACCTTTTAAGGCTTTTTTAGGGAACCTTTTCCCCATAAGAAAAGCTAAATCACACTGTTAATGCTTGATTAAGCATAGAGGTATTTAGGTTCAAAAATGTGAGCTAAAAAATTTACTGGCCGCAAATGCGGCCATGTCTATCAAAAAAGAATTTTTTTATCTCTTTTATATAATGTTCTCAAATCTGCGCATGTATTAAATATCTCTGTAATACGATTATCGCTATGAGGTAATTCTCGTTGTAAAAAATCCACATTGTCCTGATGGTATTTTTCAGTCGTGACTGAGCGCCTTAATTGTATAAATAAATGTTTAGGATAGTTAGGTCCACCATAGTCCTTGATTTCCAAGGCTAACGTGGTAATTTCCTTGACTTTTCTTCTTAGTTTTTTTAATTCTAATAACTCGCTATCGTCGTTAGCACTCATCCAAAAAATCAAGGCAGAATCTTCTAATTCGGTAAGTGCCTTTTTAAGATCTCCCGCCCAAGTATTTCTAGCATTTTTCCGCAGAACAACCCAAGCAACGAACATGGTTATACCCCAACCAACTACTGTAATGCTCCAAGTGATATATAGAGCACAAGATATTCCATTTTCAGCAGTCATAATTGCCCCGTTATTTTAATTTCAAATATTCATCATATATATATTCTTTTATTTCATCTGCTAGCTCAGGCTCTTCGTCTGTTTTTATCTTTAACGATTTAAGTAATTCGTAAGGAACGCCTTCGCGTATTAACCCACCAAAGCCTTCTTCTAAGAAAGAAGATCCGTACCCTGGCGTGCCATCTAAATCAATCATGATGGTTATGTTATTGTTTTTTTTGTAATCAAGTCCATATGTATCTTTGAGGATTTTAAGCATATAACTTTTAAATTCCTCTCCAGACTGGGGCCCAAGACGTTTGAATCTTGGGCCAGGATAGGGAAAACGCTCAGATATTTTTACAATTTTCATTTGTTAACTCTCCTACTCATCTGCCGTTAACGGGATAGCCCATTCAACAATTGTACCACAAACACTTGATTTTTGATCTTTTCTGAAATCATCAAGTTTTTTGTTATTTCTAAAATATCTATAATAGCCTTTATTACTATATATAGTTAGATTGACCTGCCCCCACGATTAGATACAACACTCAGTTAGTAACGTCGGAATCTTCATTCTCAGAATGACCCTTTCTCCAGCCCGCTGCAAATTCAGACGGTGTCTGATAATTCAGCGTGGAGTGCGGGCGGCATTCGTTATAATCCTGCCGCCAGTCATTAATAATTTTCCTAGCATGAACGATATCGCTGAACCAGTGCTCATTCAAACATTCATCGCGAAATCGTCCGTTAAAGCTCTCAATAAATCCGTTCTGCGTTGGCTTGCCCGGCTGGATTAAGCGCAACTCAACACCATGCTCAAAGGCCCATTGATCCAGTGCACGGCAAGTGAACTCCGGCCCCTGGTCAGTTCTTATCGTCGCCGGATAGCCTCGAAACAGTGCAATGCTGTCCAGAATACGCGTGACCTGAACGCCTGAAATCCCAAAGGCAACAGTGACCGTCAGGCATTCCTTTGTGAAATCATCGACGCAGGTAAGACACTTGATCCTGCGACCGGTGGAAAGTGCGTCCATGACGAAATCCATCGACCAGGTCAGATTGGGCGCCGCCGGACGGAGCAGCGGCAGACGTTCTGTTGCCAGCCCTTTACGACGTCTTCTGCGTTTTACGCCCAGGCCACTGAGGTGATAAAGCCGGTACACGCGCTTATGATTAACATGAAGCCCTTCACGGCGCAGCAACTGCCAAATACGACGGTAGCCAAAACGCCTGCGCTCCAGTGCCAGCTCAGTGATGCGCCCTGATAAATGCGCATCAGCAGCCGGACGGTGAGCCTCATAGCGGCAGGTCGACAGGGATAAACCTGTAAGCCTGCAGGCACGACGTTGCGACAGACCGGTCGCATCACACATCAACATCACGGCTTCCCGCTTCTGGTCTGTCGTCAGTACTTTCGCCCAAGAGCCACCTGAAGCGCCTCTTTATCCAGCATGGCTTCGGCAAGCAGCTTCTTGAGTCTGGCGTTCTCTTCCTCAAGCGACTTCAGGCGCTTAACTTCAGGCACCTCCATACCGCCATACTTCTTACGCCAGGTGTAAAACGTGGCATCGGAAATGGCATGCTTGCGGCAGAGTTCACGGGCGGGTACCCCAGCTTCGGCTTCGCGGAGAATACTGATGATCTGTTCGTCGGAAAAACGCTTCTTCATGGGGATGTCCTCATGTGGCTTATGAAGACATTACTAACATCGGGGTGTACTAATCAACGGGGAGCAGGTCACACTTATCTGCTGCGGATTTAACCAATTCATACCCTCTTTTAACTTGTTTACGAATTTCTCGCGTTATCAGAGCTAAAAAAGGCATATATATTGTTTTATCATGAGCACCGAAAGTGCTTTCGTCGCCATAAATTGCCTGATTTTCCCTCACTTCCGAGGCGAAATCGTCATGTATCTCATACGCGACCTCTGTAGCAGGAAGCTTAATTTCTAATGGTTGCCGATAAAGAACTTCACGAACCAAACGGCAGATTAGGCTTAAGCGAAATTTTGCTCGGTTTTTTGAGGCAAGCCCACCTCGGCTGCCAGCTTCAGCGAAAAACCTAAAATGAGAATTCTTGTTTTTGAGCGGATCATGAGCATCGCTCCTCATAGAAGTCCTGTTTAGGTAGTCATGACCTACATAATCTCCTAATAACAAATCATAGGCGTTATGACGCTGGAGGGATAGGGAGTCAGAATCAACCAGAACAAAATGGTCAAAAGACATTGAGTTTCCTCGATTATTCATTGATAGCCATAGATAGAATTTGGCTAAGTTCATAGGGTTATCAAGAGGGCATCTATAACGATGTTAGAATCGTTACCTGACCCATTACCTGACCCAAATTCGACGCAAAGAAAAAGGAGTCAGACGATTTCTCATCTAACTCCTTGTTTTATTTGGTGGCCCCTGCTGGGCTTGAACCAGCGACCAAGCGATTATGAGTCCGAACCGTATTTCATTAAAAACAATGATTTACAGTAAATTCAAGCGCATAGGATTTCGTATATTGTCGAAAAGTATTGCATAGTGCTGCGCTGTGCTGCCATTTTGCTGCCACCAATTAGGTTTAAGGGGTTAAGTTGAACCGCTTCTGTTAGATGGTCGGGGGCAAAGTGAGCATACCGCATTGTAACTTTAATATCCGTATGTCCAAGGATGCGTTGTAAGACCAGAATATTGCCGCCGCCCATCATGAAATGGCTGGCAAAAGTATGTCGTAGAACGTGCGACAGCTGGCCGTCTGGTAACTCTATTCCCGCGCGCTTTATCGCGCTCCTGAATGCAGAATAACATCCGGTAAAGAGTGGCTTTGAGGTTCGGCTTTTGGGTAGCAATTCGTAAAGCTCATCACTGATTGGAACTGCACGGTTTTTCTTACCTTTCGTTTTGATAAAGGTTATTTTGCCGGGGCTTATCTGCTTGCCGGTTAAGCTTTCAGCCTCTCCCCATCTTGCGCCGGTCGCAAGGCAGATTTTGACAATCGTGGTTAAATCACCTGCTTTGCTTTTCTCGCATTCCTCAAGCAAGCGCGTCGCTTCCTCAACCGTAAGCCAAGCTAGCTCAACTTCTGCAATCTTAAACTCTCTGACGTTTTCGAGAGGGTTTGGTGCTGTCCAATCATCAAGTCTTTTCAGCTCATTGAACATAGCCCGAAAGTAAGCCAGTTCAAGGTTTACCGTGCGAGGAGTTACGGACTTAACGCGATCCGAGCGGGTTATTTTCCCGCTTAAACGCTGCTCTCTATACGTTGAGAATAATTTTGCGTTGAATTCAGTTGCGAGGGGATCGCCCATAGCGAGACAGGCAAACTCCATTGCGCCTTTACGCTTCTCGCCATCAGCGAGTGTTACACCATGTGCGTTATACCAAGCTGTAACCAAATCACGAACGCGGCGTTTATCTGTTTTCTCACCCAGCCATGGCTTATCTTGGGCTTGTTCCTTTACATGACGCTCGAATGCCAGGGCCTCTCCCTTAGTGGCAAACTGTCGCCGGATGCGTTTACCATCGCGCCCGTTTGGGAATACCTGGGCTTGCCATTTACCGTTAGGTAATTTTGATACGGCCATATCAAATTTGCTCAGTTCGGGTAAGGGCTTTACCTATAACCTTTACGTCCTGTGCCATGCACTCAAATGAATGTTTACCATTTTCAACTTTGATACGTCCCCCCGGCAGGCGGTAAAGCTCACGAATCATTGCCACGCCATCCATTTCTATCAACCAGAAACCATCAACAAGCTCTCCAGCAAACTCATCAACTATCCAAAACAGACCTTCTGTTGCTATTAGCTGCGGGGAAGAAGCATCAGCAGGAATCATGTCTGAGGCAATGAATACCTGTTTTTGAGATTTCACAATCCCATTTTGGATGTTTAGGTAATCAATTTGTGTTGATAAGGGCTGTTTGATTTCCATTGCGGGCTTTTCTTTTATCTCAGGCTGAGCCGGTGCTTCCCCGTGTCCATAGACAAGCCATTCAAGAGAGGCGCCCGTTTCCATTGCACAAATCAACACCCAATCTGCAGGGAAGTTACCACGTGAAACCCTATTGGCCATGGTGCTCTGTGAAATGTTCAGGTGGCGGCAAAGTGCTTGTCTCGATGTGAAACCGTAAGCAATGCAAATCCGCTCTATAGGGTCTTTCCCCCCAACAGGTAGCTCTAGGCTTTTACGATTCGTAAAATCTTTTTGTTGACCGTTCCAATTTTGGATCATAGTATTTACGCATAGTGAGTTGTTGAATAGTGTTAAACAGTGCCGAATAGTGAGTTTGGCGCTCCAACTGAGGAATAGTGCATCATGAAACGACAATTATCAATGCGTCCCAGCATCAACCTCGTGGTGTCGGAACCGTACATCACTCTCGATGAGTTCTGCCGCCGCACTGGTTACAAGCTTAGCTATGCCCGCCAGATGGTCCGTGAGGGCCGCCTTCCTATCCGCAAAAAAGAAGGTGCGAACAGCCTGGTAGAAGTGAACATGTTCGCGTTGACGATGGAAGCCGCCCAGGGCTGCGAAATCGCAATGCAAGCCTGATAGTTCCATTTTGGGATAGAAAAGGACTCACAGCATGTTTGATTATCGCGTTTCCAAACATCCTCACTTTGATGAAGCTTGCCGCGTTTTCGCACTGCGTCACAACATGGCGAAGCTGGCAGACCGCGCAGGAATAAAGGTCCAGACGCTGCGCAACAAGCTTAACCCTGAGCAGCCCCATCAGCTCACGCCGCCGGAAATCTGGTTACTGACGGATATCACTGAGGACTCCACGCTGGTTGATGGTTTCTTGGCTCAAATTCATTGCCTGCCGTGCGTTCCTACGAACGAAGTGGCAAAAGAAAAACTTCCGCATTACGTCATGAGCGCGACAGCTGAAATTGGTCGTGTGGCTGCAGGTGCTGTTTCCGGTGAAGTAGGGACTACAGCTGGCCGCCGTGATGTGATCAGCAGCATCAACTCTGTCACCCGCCTTATGGCGTTGGCTGCGATCTCCATGCAGGCACGTCTGCAGGCTAACCCAGCTATGGCTAGCACTATTGATACGGTTACAGGTATCAGTGCGACTTTCGGGTTTATGTGAGGTGGTCATGCTGAAAAATGAACCTTCTTTTGCCTCGCTGCTGAAAAAGCAAAGTCCGGCAATGCACTACGGCCACGGCTGGATTGCAGGAGATAACGGCAAGCGCTGGCACCCATGCCGCGATCAGTCCGAATTATTAAACGGGCTGAAAACAAAAACGGCGAAGCCGTTAGCTTTTTTAATTATTCGCATTTTTCGCTTGGTTATGAAAGGAGTGAAACATGTCTCGTAATGACCTGAGAATTATTCTAGGCGTAATCATCCCAAATATGGCTGATGGTTTTGAAATTAAAACCCGTGACGGTGCTGTTTTGCGTGTCGATCCTGAATGGGATTGCTGCAAGGCATTTAAAGAAGGGTTGCAGACTGAAATCATTAACCAGCTTAAAAGTATGCCGGTCCCTGTTTCTGGATATATCTAAGTAATTAATCCGTTTTTTATGGCGTAAACCCGCCGGGCATTTTTTTGCCCGAATTCTGAGGAAATAAATATGAAAAATACCAAAACCCACTCAACGAAAACAGGCCCAGACGATGCTGGCCTGTTCGCTTTATTGAATGAAACGCGCCTGGATGAGCGCCGTTGCCGCGCTGATGCAATGGCGGCTCGTCTGGATAGTCTGGCCGTGCGCATCGTTTCCCGTCAGTTGAGCCATATCGAGGCGGCCGAACTGCTTCGTGTTGAAGCGGTACGCATCCAGAACGAAGCGCAGGAGCTGCATTAATGGCTGATTCAATGGACCTCGCCCAGTTGCGCGAACAGGAAGATCGTGAGCGCCATATCAACAATGCCCGCGCCAAAGCGCCGGGCGTTTCCCGTGTTCTCTGTGCGGAGTGTGATGCTCCGATCCCGCCAGCTCGCCGCCGCGCTATTCCGGGCGTGCAGTGCTGTGTGACCTGTCAGGAAATCGCAGAGCTAAAAAGCAAACATTACAACGGAGGTGCGTTATGACCACGCGCGTTCACCAGGTAAAAATCGCTCCGGCTTATTTCAATGCCGTTGTTACGGGCGAAAAACGTGCAGAGCTTAGGAAGGATGACCGGGGCTATAAAGTCGGTGACGTTCTTTCTTTGTGCGAATGGGACCACGACGGCAAATATACCGGCAGAGAATGCGCCGCGATTATTACCCATATTCTGCCAGTAAATGACGTTCTTCCTATGCCGGGAAACTGGATTCCGGGTAGTTGGGTGATGCTTTCAATTCGCCCGTTCACAACCGTAGAGGCGCTGGTTCACTTATTCACAGGGAGTCTCAAATGAGCACTATCCTGAAATGGGCGGGAAACAAAACCGCCATCATGTCCGAACTGAAAAAACACCTCCCAGCTGGCCCGCGATTGGTTGAACCTTTCGCGGGTTCCTGTGCTGTGATGATGGCAACAGACTATCCTCATTATCTTGTCGCGGATATTAACCCTGATTTAATAAATCTATATCGGGATATAGCAACAGACGCATCTGCTTTTATTGAGCGGGCCAAACATCTGTTTAAAATCTTTAATAGTGAAGATGGTTATTATGATAGCCGTGATTCATTCAATAACGATAAAGAACCTGAATGGCGCGCGCCGCTTTTTTTATTCTTAAATCGTCACTGTTACCGAGGGCTTTGCCGTTATAACAAAAAGGGGGAGTTTAACGTCCCATATGGTAATTATAAAAAACCTTATTTCCCGGAAAGCGAAATCCGCGCTTTTGCAGAGAAAGCCATTCGTGCAACGTTCATTTGTGCCAGCTATAACGAAACGTTGGGTTTATTGGTGCCTGGCGATGTTGTTTATTGCGATCCGCCTTATGACGAAACATTTAATGACTATCACACGGAGGGTTTCACCGAATGTGACCAGTATCGTCTGGCCTCAATTCTTGAGCGTCGGTCATCAGAAGGTTATCAGGTGGTGGTTTCGAACAGCAGCACGTTGCTGACTCGTTCTCTTTATCGTGATTTTAAGCACCACAAAATCACAGCTCCGCGCAACATGGGAGTTAAGGGAGGTGCAGGAAAGTCTGCGCCAGAAATTATCGCTGTATCGAAGCCGTCCAGAAATGTCTGATACAGTTTTCCCCTACGCATGGAATGCCCCGCGTCCTGCAATTGGCGGTTTTAAGCAAGCCGATGCGGCGCCAGGGATCATGTATCTGACGCCGGACGGCAATCGCAAGCATTTGTCGATTGCGGAACTGGCAGAAGCGGATGAAGCACCAGATCGGGGCCGGGCGGTTCGTCGTCGCCTGGCTTCGCTGCCTCATTTTGTCCGCCGTATGTATGCTCAAAAGCTTGAACAGGTAGACCGTAAAGGCAAACAAGCGGCTGATGCCTGGCTTATCAATACCTTTGAGCGATTCGTTCTGAGTCGTATAGATCAGGTCAATGAGCAGTATCTGCCGCAGGGGGTGATGCCTGCGGCTTTGTTGCCTTTGCGTGAACAATTCTGGCGCCTGCTTTGGGCTGGAAAAAAAGAGCTGAAACGGCTGGCGCATAATCTTGCTGACCTGTTGGGTAGCGAGTTTAACCGCGAGTTTGATTTCCAGATGGCCCGCACGTCCGATCCTCATTTCGCCACCCTGTCAGGTTATGGCCGCATGGGGTTTCTTGCCAATCACCTTAAAACACCGGTTCCGTGCTGGACGGCCTACTGCAAAGAAGAGCTGGAGGCGGAAGACGCACTGAAAGCAGTGGCCCGCCTGCAGTCTCCGCAGTGGTGGCTTAATCGTCTGCGCCGTATGCATGCTCGCTGGCGTGAGCATCTGATGGTTGCCGCCGGGTATGTACACAAAAAATCCGCACCGTACTGCAGTGATCCATGCTTGCAGGAATGGACGGCGCAAAAGAAAGCCAACCGCGAATTTCTGAAAGCGATGGAGCTGGAAGATGAGGACACCGGAGAGCGCGTATCGCTGATTGATAAAGTGGCCGGCAGCGTTGCCAACCCAGCTAACCGTCGTCGTGAGCTGATGGCGCGCATGCGTGGGTTCGAAGATTTAGCGAATGAGGCCGGGCTGGCCGGGGCGTTCTTCACGCTTACCGCTCCATCCAGATATCACTCAATGCAGTACGACGGGCGCCGGAACAACAAATACAGCGGCGCGTCACCGCGTGAAACGCAGAAATATCTTTGCAAAGTATGGGCGCGCACGCGTGCGGCCTGGCTGCGCAATGGTATTCGCGTGTTTGGCTTTCGCGTTGTTGAGCCTCACCACGACGAAACCCCGCATTGGCACCTCCTGCTTTTCATGCTCCCGGAGCATATCGAACCGGCAACAGCAATCTTTCGCAAGCACGCCATGCGTGAGGATGGGAATGAGCCTGGCGCCGCTGAAAACCGTTTCGAAATGAAACCCATCGAGAAAGAGAAGGGCAGCGCAACGGGCTATATCGCCAAATACATTTCAAAAAATATTGATGGCTATCAGCTTGATGACGATCTGGATGATGAAACCGGCAAGCCTCTGAAAGAAATGGCCCGCCGCGTAAGTGCTTGGGCGTCTCGCTGGGCGATCCGTCAGTTCCAGCAAATAGGCGGCGCACCGGTAACTGTGTGGCGTGAATTACGTCGCCTCGGTGATCGTGAGCTGGTCCTGCACCCCGAAATTGAGCCAGTGCGTCAGGCCGCCGACAGCAGTGCTTGGGATTTGTACGTGAGTGCACAGGGTGGCCCGCTGGTTCCCCGTGATCTCCTGCGCGTGCGCCTCAGCTATGAAGTCACCGAAAACGGCAACCTTTACGGGGATGACGTCTCCAAAATTTCCGGCGTTTACTCCCCGAGCCGTGGGCCGGAATCGCTGATTCATACGCGCACTACCAAATACAAAATTGTGCCGAAACGTCAGGCCGACGGCGTTTCAGGTTTTGACCTTGATTTTTCAGGCGGCCCCGCCGCCCCTCGGAGTTCTGTCAATAACTGTACGCGGGAGCCGCGGGAGGTTGAAAAATGCGCCGATCCTGGCGGCACGGTCATGAATGACTGTGCCAGCTGGGCGGATATTGGCTCTTTATCCCGAAAAGAAAAACGGGTGATAGCGCAGCGGCTGAGCGAAGCGGCAAGGGTAACTAACAAGCGCATAAAAGTGAGGCCAAAGACCAGCTCCATGACAGAGCAGGAAAAGCAAATTATTGAGCTGCTGGCTCTGCGTGGAGTGGATGCCAGCGCCGGAATGGTCCGTTCGTTGATTTCCGGCGCGGTGGTTGCCTTTGGCGATCAGGTGTTAACGGTTGATGAAGGGCGCCTTACTGTCCGTAACCGTACTGCGGCAGGTGTTCAGCGTCTGCCGTCCCAGATTGTGGAGATTAAACAGCAGGCGGATGAACTTTTGAACCGAATGAAGCGTGCATTTACAGCGCGGAAATAGCCCGTGATCAACATGGTCAGGTCTGACGGTGTGGTACCGAATTGAGCGCTTCACCGTCAGAAATGACAGTACTGGCCATTCATCGAGTAACGTCATTTTCGACTGTGCTGCAGGTGAATTAAAACGAAATCATGAGTTGAGGAAAACAGAAATGACCTATCTGGGAAGCAAGGCCGCAAGCGGTGTTTTTCAAAAGATTATTGCGGAAATGCCGCCGCATGATACCTACATTGAGACGCACCTGGGCGGTGGCGCTGTCATGTTACGTAAGCCACCGGCCCGCCGCAATTGGGGCATTGATATTGATCCCCTGACGGTTGAGGCGTTCTGCCAGGGTAATGCTGATTTCCTTGATACCGTGGGCGATAGCCTTTTTATCGATGTTGCCGATGCGGTGCAATTTTTAAGGGGCTTCGATTTTGCCTCCGCCGGTCGTGTGCTGATTTACGCAGACCCCCCCTATTTGCATGAAACGCGCACAAGTGCCGCGCGTTATCGCAATGAATATACCGTTGCCGATCATGAGCGGTTGCTGGCCTGCCTTAAAAGCCTGCCAAAAAATGCCAGTGTGATTTTGTCCGGCTATCCATCAGCGCTTTATGACGAACTATTAACGGGCTGGCGCCAGAAAGAATTTCAGGCCATGACGCGTGGCGGTGTGCGCACTGAGAAAATCTGGATGAATTACCCGGAGGGGAGAGCCTACTCGCACACTTTTGCGGGTAAGGATTACAACGACAGGGAGCGCATCAAACGTAAGGCGAAGCGCTGGCGCGAAAAGTTCGCAGCTTTGCCCCCCGCTGAGCGACTGGCAATAATGACGGCGCTGAGCGAAGTTAATGATTAGCCTCAGCAAACAGACTCATCTGATTGATTGACAGAAAGTATTTTACAACCTCAATATCATCCTATACTGTATATATAAACAGTGGATATATATACAGCGCGTCAATATCCCTTCCTGGGGATATTGGCTGGTTTATCCCGTAGTGAGGATAGGAGGGAAAATGCAGGACTATCTTTTGGAGTCGTTGAAGCTCCAGCGTATTGATTTCTTTATCAAGCTTGTAGCGGCTAGTGATTGCAGCGAAGAAGAGAAACGGCTTGCAATTCAGTGGGTGTCGGAATTGACAGACGAACTGATGGCAAAAATTCGTAACCACGAATACAGCCGGACGATGGACGTTATCAATTAAAAGGGGGTCTCTATGCGCATTGAAATAATGATCGATAAAGAGCAAAAGATAAGCCAGACTACACTGGAGGCCCTTGAATCCGAACTGTACCGAAATTTGCGCCCTCTTTATCCAAAAACGGCAATCCGCATACGTAAGGGAAGCGCTAATGGCCTGGAGCTGAGCGGCTTAAAACTGGACGAAGATAAGAAGCAAGTAATGGAGATTTTGCAGCAGGTTTGGGAAGACGACAGCTGGCTGCATTAAGGAACGTTGCTGGCGTCAGGGCCTGAGTCTGACGTCAGCAAGGTTTAACAACGAGCAGGGCGAGGCGTTAGCCAATGGCTAGTGAGGCATTAATCAACAATAGAGTGGAAATGGCTTCAAGTTTTAAATACTAACTTAGGAGAGAGAAATCTAAAGAGTATTTAGCAGTGGATTTTTCTGCTTTATACCATTTAACATGCGACCATTCTTTTCCTGAAAGTAAAGAACGTATTTCTTCTTTGCTTTCTTCGCTTGTTCTCAAGCCAAAAGCGATAGAGTTTATTGCTTTTGGTTCAAATTTTAATGCCCCGGATTCTAACTTTATAAGGCGTCGCTCACGCTCATATTTCCAGCCGGAATATTTGGTTCCTAAGATTGAGTGGATTATATCACCAGCAATCTTTTGTAAGCTATTTTCGCTTGGATGGCTTTCAAAGAATTCAAGTCTATCAATAATACCTTGATAAGGGTAGTTGCTTTGATATTTAATGTTTATGGCATGTATTCTTGAGCCTTCACCTCTTAATTCCTTTTCTTTAAACCCAATGCAGAACCCTCTATGTTCATCAGCATAATGAGACCACATTAATTGGTTCTTACGTGCTCGGCTTAAAGCACAAACACCATATGTGCTAATTGACTCTTTTAGGGCTTTCTGAAATTTCAACTTCAAATTCAGCGGTAGTTCTTTCCGGGCCCATACTGCAGCTAAAACATCAGGAAAGGAGGTTTCAGCTTCGAAGGGGTCATTAAACGTATTCGCAGTGGCGAACCATAATTCACGCTCGCGAAGAACACGTAATCCATCATCTTTGCAGTTTCGATATTTAAATAAAACTCTATTGTTTGCCATGCTATTCATTTTGATTTAGCACCCTTTTCAAACTGAATGAATGTACTTTCTCATGTCTAAAGATCTATACTCAAGTAACTTCAAGATGCAGGATGTGAGCACATAAACAAGTTAGTGCAACTGGGTTCTGGGTTCATGCTCCTGCAACTTGAAGTATGATGGGTATAAATGTTCAGGGCTTACATTCATAAATCACCCCATCTTCATAGTCATTGTTACCAGTTTTTCTTGTGACAAATATTTCCGCGTCTCTGTCTCTTAGCGTCAGAAAAAGCACGCGACTTTCCTTCTGCCTCTCTTCTTGTTGAGTAGAAAACAAGGTTTTCAAATTCCCAGATTCTATTTTTGACTCCACCTTCGTAAAAATGGCGCTGTCAAACTCGAGCAATCCTTTATTTGACGGGCTGCTGAAAACATACGCCACTCTTACCGTGCCATCCTTTCGGCTGACACACTCCAGCTTTGGTGGTTGTGCTGCGGCAGAAAATGACAGAAAAAGTATTACTGAAAAAATTTTTTTGAATATCATATATGCGGCCTAAAAAATACAGTTGTTGGAATTCAATCATCCAGCATCTTGAAGTTACTTGGGTATAGTACGGCATTTATACACCAAATGTGCAGCGATGGCACTATTCCAGTATAACAATCCTTCTATAACCAATTTTAAAGAGGTCCAAAAAGTAAACACAACATTGATTGCTTTAAATGCTTGGACGTAAGGCGTTTTTTGTTTTGGAGAGTACTGCATGTCTATGCTGCATGAATTTGCATGATCGTTTAAGGATCGTTCTAGTCGAGGCCCACCAGTTCTGGCGGGCTTTTGCTTATATCGTGCAGGTGCATGAAAACCACTGCGTAAAGCAGGCAGGCGTGGCGGGGCTACGAGCGCGCGGTTTTGGTGTTAATCGTGGTTTTGGCGCCTCAATGTTTGGCGGGCATGGTCATTTTTTGGGGGCTGGTCGTGCGCGCCTGCGCCGTGGTGAGGCGCTGCGTTTAATCGTGAGGCGTCATGTGAGTGAAGGGCAAGAGCGCGCAGCGAGGCGCTGAGACGCTCTGGTGGTGTGAGTGTATGTAAGGGAATAAAAAACCGCCCGGAGAAGGGCGGTTGTTATCAAAGGTTGACCAGCTGAGCGTCAGTCTTCATCGGTCAGGTATGGATTAAAGCGTATCACTTCATCACCCAGCCACTCGTTAACTTCTGTAATGCGGCCCTGCAATGGTGTCAGCTCGTTGCGTACGAAAACGCGCGCCGCTTTTTCAACATCGCCGAACCCGCCGGTATTCGTTGGTATAATCCCCATCAGCTGCGGCGGCACGCGGTGAGCTGCCAGCATGTCATCACGGCTCACATTCTTGATGTTTAAAAACTCATCTTTCGCGGCGACCTCTGACAGTGGGATGATCTGAATGCCGTCTTTCTTGCCGTTCGGGCTGTACATAAACAGGTTGCGGAAGTTGCCCGGTCCTTTCGATTTTTTAAGTGCTTCGCGTATGTTGTCCACGTCTTTCTGATCGGCGGCGGGGTCGCTCATGTACATGATGAAACCAGCATGGCTACCGTTGAGGTAATACTTACGGCGAAACAGCGTGGCCGATTCATTCAGCAGGGCGGAAGGAATGGCGGAGAGGTATTCCGGCATTCCGTAAAGCTCCTGGTTAACGTCAGGTTCCATCAGATGGAACACGCTTCCCTCATCGAACTGATAGGGCTGTGAGTTGTGACCATACTGCGCAAACCAGTATGTGTCCGGGTCGATGCCACGGCGGGTATATTTGGCAAGCGAGGCGCGCAACTCCATGATCTGGCCTAACCGATTTAATCGTTTTTCAAGGTAGGCGTTACCAAATACCAGAAAGTCCTGGGCGAACCGGGAAAAGGCTTGTTTAGACAGCCAGCGGTGAGGGATGAAGGTACTGGTAAGAATATTGCGTTTTACCTGAATGGCGCTGGAGTGATGCACGGCGGCGCGGTAAGTTCGCGCCAGGCCATCCATGCTGATCGGTGGTTCGTACCAGCGGTCCACCTGCACGCACTCCAGGTAATCAAACAACTCCCGGCGGTCCATGACGGGGATCGGATCGCCAAACGTAAACGCCTCCGCATGTGCATTACTGACCATATTGGTCGTATCGGCGGCGGTCTTGCCGCGCGGTGCCTTGCTGCGTTTTTTGCGGTTAGCCATTAAAAAATCTCCACGATGTTGCTGGTACTGGCGGAAGCTCCTGCCAGTGGTTCGTTATAAAGTGCGTGCATGGTTGCCCAGGCTAAATCCGCGTGGCTGGCTTCCTCTGTGCGGGCTGCTTCGTAGGTTGGCCGGTTACCGCTGGCGGTGGTTGAGCGGCGAATGGACATAAAGGACTGCGCGATATCCAGCATCCCCGCGTCAAACTCCAGACGGCGGCCGCTGATGATGTCGTAGGCTTTAAGCACCAGGGCATTTTTAACGGTCGGGTTGTAGACAAACTCACGCGCGGCAGGGAAGAACTGCTTAACCGTTTTGTAAACGCCATCGCCAACGCCGGTCGAGTCAATGCCGATGTAGGTCACGTTGTAGCGTCTGGTTATTTCCTCAATCGCTGAGGCCTGGGCGCGAAAGTCCATCCCGCGCCACTGGTGACGCTCAAGGATGCGGAATTTACCGCCGGGGACGACGGGAGGCGCAATGACAACGCAACCGGCGCTGTCACCGTTCTGCGTTCCTTTTGCCGGGTCATAGCCGATCCAGACCGGGTGGTATGCAAACGGACGCAGTAAAAGCGGTTCGAAATCGTCCCACACATCCCAGCTGTCAACCATGCAGGACTGCAGCAACGCCAGCGGGAACACGGACGCTAGGTCGTCAACAAACTGACACATCAGCAGGTTGTTGTATTCGTCCGGGCTGTACTCCAGGCGCAGCTGGTCCAGGTCGAAAAGGTTACAACCGCCGTTTACTGCGTCTTCGATGGTGACTATCTGGCGGTACTGGCCGTCAGGACATAAAACGCCGTGCGCCAGGCTACTGTGAGAAAGGTCAAATTCTACCCTGTCGGCTTTCGGGCGCCCTTTATTGAATAGGGCACCAGACCAGAACGGGTAGGCGCTGTGCGTCAGGCTGGAAGGTGTTGAGAAATAGGTCTGGCGCCATTTTTTGTGCAGCGCCATACCGGAGGCCACCTTGCGCAGCTCCTGGAATTTCGGTATCCAGAAATACTCATCAAGATACAGATTGCCGTGATAGCTCTGCGCGGTACGGGCATTTGTACCGAGGAAGTAAAGACACGCGCCGTTAGGCAGCACCATCGGATCGCCTTTCAGTTCAACGTCCACCTCTTTTGCGAAGTCGATGATGTACTGTTTAAAAACGTGCGCCTGCGCTTTACTCGCTGACAGAAATATTTGATTTCGCCCCGTGGTGAGCGCGTCTATCAACGCTTCGCGGGCGAAATAGTAGGTTGCACCGATCTGGCGTGACTTTAAGAGGTTGCGAATACGGTGCTTGATGCCAGCGTCCCACCAGTGGCGCTGGTACTCGAACATACCGGCGCGGAAAATCTCTTCCAGCTTTTCGATCTGCTCGTCGGTAAACAGGTTTTTTTCCGGCGGCTTGCGCGGACCTTTATTGCGGTTCGCCACGTTCGGATTCAGGTCTGCTTCATTCCCGCCATTGTTAAATTTGCCGATTCTGGCCTGTCGTTCGGACTGACGCGCCAGCAGGTCAATTTCTTTAAAGTCCTTTCCTTCCTTCTGCTCCTTCATGACGAGCTGGCAGTAACGTGCGGCGGTGGTGAGCTGCATCTGATCCAGTGGGCCATATTCGCCCCACTTATCGCGTTTTTTCCAGCTGTGAACGGTTGCAACTTTTTCGCCCAGCATTTCAGCAATGCGGGCTACGCGGTATCCCTGAAAGTACATCAGCATTGCCTGACGACGGGGATCGAGGTCTGCGGGGGTCAGTGTTGTCATGGCACAAACATACGGCCTCAAATCAGCACTTTCCCCGGCTTCGCATTGTGTGGGAGTTCGCACAAGCCCAACGCGTTGTTTACACGCGCCCATCACCGCAAACATAAGGCTCTGAACGTGTTACGAACTAACTAACCGGAGCCGGACCGATGGCAAAAAAATCTAAGCGTTTTCGCATTGGGGTCGAAGGGGCCACCACTGACGGGCGCGTTATTGAGCGTGAATGGCTCACCCAGATGGCAGCGAGCTATAACCCGCAGGTATACACCGCGCTGATCAATATGGAACACATCAAGGGCTTCACCCCTGATGGGCCTTTCCGTCGTTTTGGCATGGTGGAAAAGCTTGAAGCGGAAGAAATCACCGAGGGGGCATTGTCCGGGAAAATGGCGCTGTATGGCTGGATTGCCCCGACTGACGATTTGGTCACGATGACAAGCAACTGGCAGAAGCTTTTCACCTCAATGGAAGTTAACACCAGTTTTGCCGATACCGGCTCCGCTTATCTGGTTGGCCTGGCGATTACTGACGATCCGGCAAGCCTCGGCACTGAAATGCTGCAGTTCAGCGCCAGCGCAGAACATAACCCCCTGGCGCGCCGCAAGCTGGACAAAGAAAACCTGTTTACCGCTGCTGTTGAAACACTGATCGAGTTTGAGGACGTGCCGGAAAAAACCAGCCTGTTTACCCTCGTAAAAGAGCTGCTGTCCCGCAAAGGCGCCGATGATAACGCCCGCTTTGCTGATGTGAATCAGGCTGTTGAAACCATCGCGCGTGAGCATCAGACGCTGGCGGAGCAGGTCAGCACCTATCAAATCGATTTCAGCAACAAGCTGAGCGATTTGCAAAAGGTTGTTGATGAGACAACCAGCGCACTCTCCACCCTGCGTGAGCAGCTTTCCACTCAGGACAGCCGCAGCGAGCGCCGCCCTAATGCGACCGGTAATAACGGCGCAGAACAAACCACCGATTGCTGACGGAGCAAAAGCACAATGAAAAAAGAGACTCGCTTTAAATTTAACGGCTATCTGACGCAGCTCGCCAAACTCAACGGCGTATCTGTGAGCGATATCGCCTCGAAATATACGGCTGAGCCGTCAGTGGCGCAGACGCTGGAAACGAAAATACAGGAGTCGTCCTCGTTCCTGCAGAAAATCAACATTGTCCCGGTTGATGAGCAGTCCGGCGAGCGTCTGGGGCTGGGTATTGGTTCCAGTATTGCCGGAAATACTGATACCACCCAGAAAGACCGTGAACCCGTTGATCCGACTTACATCGACGGTGAAGGGTACAAGTGTACCCAGACTAACTCTGATACGGCGTTGCCTTACGCGAAGCTGGATTTATGGGCTAAATTCCAGGACTTTCAGACGCGCATCCGTGACGCCATCATTACCCGCCAGGCGCTTGACCGCATCATGATCGGCTTCAACGGCGTGAAGCGTGAGAAAACGTCAGACCGCAAGACCTATCCGCTGTTGCAGGATGTGAATATCGGCTGGCTGGAAAAAATCCGCCAGGAGAAGCCCATTCAGGTTATGGACAAAATCGTGTCCGAAGGCGAGGTGATTTCTCAGACTATCCGTGTCGGCAAAGGCGGCGATTTCCTGAATCTGGACGCGCTGGTTATGGGCGCCGTGAATGAGAAAATTGCGCCGTGGTATCAGGAAGACACGGAGCTTGTTGTAATCGTCGGGCGCCAGTTACTGGCGGATAAATATTTCCCGATAATCAACCGTGACCAGCCAAACAGCGAAGCGCTGGCGGCAGATCTGATCATCAGCCAGAAGCGTATCGGCAACCTCCCGGCCGTTCGCGCGCCTTTCTTCCCGGCGAATGCCATGCTGATCACCCGTCTGGATAACCTGTCTATTTACTGGCAGGCCGGTACCCGTCGTCGTTCAGTTATCGACAATCCGAAGCGTGACCGCGTGGAGAACTACGAATCCGTTAACGAGGCGTATGTTGTTGAAGATTACGACGGCGCTTGCCTGGTTGAGAACATCGAGTTGTTACCAGAGCAGGCAGACGGCAATCCGGGCGCTGCGCTTACGGCTGAAAATATTCAGACCATCGTTGCTGCAGCAGTGCAGGGCGCGCTTGATGCTCAGAATGCGGGCGGCACTGGCGCCGGGGCGTGATAAATGAATCCGTTCCGTGCTCACACTCAGTATGTACAGGCACAGGATGCCGCCCGGCAGGGCGGCAGTCATGCCAGTATGACGGGTTACAACCAGATGCTGTTACAGCTGACTGAACACCGCAGGCGCCTTAAAACCGTCCAGTCAAATGAGCGCAAGGCTCAGCTCAAACGTGAGTTTCTTCCCGCTTATGCCTCATGGATTGCAGGTTTACTGGATGCTGACGCGTCAGGCCAGGACGACGTGGCGATGTACGTCATGATCTGGCGCATTGATGCCGGAGACTATACCGGCGCGCTGGACATTGCCCGCCATGCCATTAAACACGGCTGGGTCCTGCCGCAGCGATTCAACCGGACCTGCGGGACCGCAGTTGCGGAAGAGTTTGCCGACGCGGCAATGCGTGCTTTTTCGGCGGGTGAATCATTCAGTGCCGCCATTCTTACCCAGGTGCTCGATATCGTTGAGAGTCAGGATATGCCGGATCAGTCCCGCGCCCGACTCCATAAGGCAATGGGCTATGCGCTGCGGGATAACGATCAGGCAGTGGCAGCACTTAACCATCTGAAGCGTGCCCTGCAACTGGATAACAGTTCTGGCGTCAAAACCGAAATCAACAAGCTTGAAAGCCGATTGCGACAGGCAATGTCGGCTTAACGAATCGTGCCAACGCGCGGGGCGGCACGGGGTGGCGACAGGCTTCATGCCGCGTCAAAACCCCGTCCACCGCCCAACTATTTGGGAGTGCCAGAAATATGCAATTCGTTTCGCCGGAACAGGCCGGGGAAAGTACCCAGGACGTTATTAAAAACACCAGTTTCTGGCCTGATGTCAGGGTTTCAGAGTTCCGCCGTGATATGCGCATGGATGGGAGTGTCACCGATCCACGCCTGCGTCTGGCGTTGCTGACAGCGATTGCTGAAGTTAACGCCGATCTTTATGAGTTCCGCGAGAAACAACGGGCGCAGGGGTATGCAAGCCTGGCCGACGTCCCTGCTGATGTGATCGACGGCGAAAGCCAGCGGCTCATGCTGTATCGCCGTGCGGTGTTTTGCTGGGCAAAAGCAAACCTGGTTGAGCGCTATCGCGATTTTGACGCAACCGGCGACGGAAGCAAGAAAGCCGAAGATATCGAAACAACCTTAGGCGAGCTGTGGCGCGATGTGCGCTGGGCGGAGTCCCGCCTGCGCGATATGCCACATATGACGGTGGAGCTGATTTGATGAAAGTGCGTGCGCATCAGTATGACACGGTGGACGCACTCTGCTGGCGCCATTACGGGCGCACGCAGGGAGTCACTGAACAGGTGCTGCAGGCGAATCCGGGGCTGGCTGAGTATGGCCCCTTTTTACCGCACGGGCTGCAGGTGGAGCTGCCTGACATTACGGCGTCAACCACTGCGCAGACTGTCCAGTTATGGGACTGAACTATGACGCTTGAACGAATCAGCGCCTTTATGACTTACTGCGTTGCCCTGCTTCTGGCATGGCTCGGCGATTTGTCTCTTAAAGATGTATCGACCATTACCGGTCTTGCGCTGGGGATTATTACTGCAGCGGTGACCTGTTATTTACGCTGGAAAGCCTACCAGCTGCTGCGGGACGGCAGAATATCCAGGGGGGAATATGAGTCCTTCAATCGTTAAGCGTTGCATGGTCGGCGCGGTGCTGGCGATTGCCGCCACTCTGCCGGGCTTTCAGTCGCTTCATACCTCTGTTGAGGGGCTGAAACTGATTGCTGATTTCGAAGGGTGCCGCCTGCAGCCATACCAGTGCAGCGCCGGGGTCTGGACTGACGGGATCGGCAATACGTCCGGGGTTGTGCCGGGCAAAACCATAACGGAGCGACAGGCCGCGAAGGGGCTGATTAATAACGTGTTGCTGACGGAAAAAAGGATTGAAGCCTGCCTTCAGGTTAAGCCACCTCAGCATGTTTACGATGCCTTGATCAGCATCGGTTTCAATGTCGGAACGGGGGCAATCTGCCGGTCAACATTGGTTTCTTATATCAATCGCCAGCAATGGTGGCAGGCGTGCAACCAGTTCCCCCGCTGGGTTTATGTAAATGGTCAACGGAATAAAGGGCTGGAAAACCGGCGCGCCCGTGAGCTTGCCTGGTGTCTTAAAGGGGCAGGGGCATGACGCGCGCGCTGGCGGTGATCCTGGCTCTGGTGCTGGCACTGCTGGGCTGGCAGTCATGGCGGCTTAACAATGCCGGTCACACCATCGGGACGCAGGCAGAGGCGCTTAAAAAGAACAAGCAGGAGCTGGCGAAGAAAAATAGCCAGCTCATCAGCCTGTCCATTCTTACCGAAACCAACAGCCGGGCGCAGATGCATCTATATGCAGCAGCGGAGCAGACTTCCGCGTTGTTGCGGAGTCGCCAGCGCCGGATCGAGGAGCTAAAACGTGAAAACGAGGATTTACGCCGCTGGGCTGACACTCCTTTGCCTGCTGACATTATCCGGCTGCGGGACCGCCCGGCCCTCGCCGGAGGTGCAGCTTACCGTGAGTGGTTGTCCAAAAGTGACGCAGTGCCGCCTGGACAGGTCAGCGCCGCGCAGTAATGGGGATCTGAATCAGGTGCTGGATGAGACTGAGGCCGCTTGGGCGGCATGTGCCGACAAAGTGGACACAATCATTGCGTGTCAGGAGCGAGACAGTGAACAAGCCGCAGTCCTTACGCAACGCCCTGAATAAATCTGTGGCGTATGTCCGTGACAACCCGGACAAACTGCACCTTTTTGTTGATAACGGTTCGCTGGTTGCAACTGGCGCCCGTTCAATGTCATGGGAATACCGCTACACCCTGAACGTGGTGATTGAAGATTTTAGCGGTAATCAGAATTTAGTGATGGCGCCCGTGCTGCTCTGGTTAATGACCAATCAACCGGACGCTATCAACAACCCGGAGCTGCGCGAAAAACTTTTTACCTTTGACGTCGATATCCTGAGCAACGATCTGTGTGATATCAGCCTCAATCTGCAACTCACGGAGCGCGTGATTGTCAGCACAGACGGCACCGTATCGAGCGTTGAAGCGGTGCCGGAACCCGACGTACCCGAAGAAATGTGGACGGTGAAGCGTGGATGACCTGCAGAGGGTGGATGACTGGCTGGCGGCCCTGCTGGCGAATCTGGAACCGGCAGCCCGCAACCGTATGATGCGACAACTGGCGCAGGAGCTGCGCCAGTCGCAACAGCAAAATATCAGGCTGCAGCGCAATCCAGACGGCACCACCTTTGAGCCGCGCCGGGTGACGGCCAGAAGTAAAAAGGGGCGCATCAAGCGCCAGATGTTCGCCAAATTGCGCACCACTAAATACCTGAAAACCGCAGCCACTGCGGACTCTGCCAGCGTGCAGTTTGATGGGAAAGTCCAGCGCATCGCCCGTGTTCACCATTATGGTCTGCGTGATCGAGTCAGACGCAACGGCCCGGAGGCACGGTACCCAGCACGCCGTCTTTTGGGCGTAAATGATGAACTGGAAACAGCCACCCGTGACATGCTTTTGCGTTGGCTGTCTGGGTGACGTTATCTCCAATTCGGTTTGGCCTGTGAGTATTAATGCGAGCCGTTGGTTATAATTTGACCTGGCTCACCAAAGCTATCTCTTGCCTCATTAATCAAATCTTCCCAAGGCCATTTAATAGTTATATATTTTCTATAAATCAATATTGTTCTATCTATTGCCGTTACTTCATCAGTTGCATCATTGTATGATAGAACCAATCCTCTATCGTCACTATCAACTTGCAACTCTTCAATTTTTTGTAGGACAGTGCGTAAATTTCCTTTTAAAATTCTACTTTGTCTTTTGGATGCTATTTTGAAAATTGTGTCTAATTCGAGGCCTTGGATAAGTTCATCATCAGATGAGTCCATAATTACAGCCATGGCATGAGCATAAATACCAGTTGTCTCTGTTCTACGTCTTATTCCTGATGAAATGTCTTTTGCGAATTTATGATAGCGTGAATTTAATTGTTCAGCATATTTCATCGCTGCATCAATAAATTTTTCCCGGTTATCAATAATTGTTAAATTTTGACACTCTTCTTCAATATCAGTTTCATCAAGGATATTTAAAGCTAATTGTTGTAGAATTCCAACGTTACCATAGCAATCATCCAATATGCATCTGGTTATATGGTCTGAAAACTTTACATTCAAAGTATTCGAGCCGCTTTCAATAACTTGTTCCAAATCTTTTCTTGACCATGAGATGGGTATTTCTTCTATGCGAGAGGATAGGTCTGTATTCAAGAAGATAAGGAGGTTTGTTTTGGTCCAAACTCCAATTATCACAAAAAAGCATCTGTAGTCCCATAATGCTTTTAAATCGTAAGCGAAAGTTTGTCTTTCGTGTGTTTTTAAATAATGAAAATCTTCAATGACCACTTTCCTACCTGATTCATTTATTATCTCAGCAATAAATCTTAGGTCATTAATGTCTTGGCCTACGTTACCTTTTTTTATAACCTCTTCTTCAGAGGTTTCGAGGCCAAGTTTAACTTTTAATTTTGCCAAAAGACCAATGCCACCTTCGGCTGAGCCTTCCATGACACCTTTTATAGTGTCTTTTTCTGTTCTTTCTAATATAAGGTTGATGCCAAGTTGAGAAAGAATATCAATATAAATATCTAAGACTGTGGTTTTCAATCGACACTGAACTACAATTGCATCTGGAATATTTCTTTGCCTTAACCATGATTTGCCGCACTTAGATTCTCCCCTAAGCGCAAGATGAATTGGTCTGCGTAATTTCTTACTGATTTCCCTATCCAAGTTCCCTCTGTCTACATACGAATCAGCAAGAATTGTTGGCGAAATCCCAAAAACTTCGTGTGTCTGTTTTTTCATGTTTAACCCCAATATCCGTTTTGTACTATGTATCACACAATCCTTTCCGAAGGAAAGCTGCATTCTTTTAATTAACTATCTTCCTATGAACGCACAACTAACCGAAATCATGCGCCTTATCACCAACCTGATCCGCACCGGCACCGTAACCGAAGTGGACCGGGAAAACTGGCTGTGCCGGGTGAAAGTGGGCGAGCTTGAAACCAACTGGATTAACTGGCTGACACTGCGCGCAGGCGGTGCCCGTACATGGTGGTGCCCGTCGCCGGATGAGCAGGTGGTGGTGCTGAGTATGGGCGGCAATCTGGAAACCGCTTTTGCCTTACCTGCGATCTATTCCAACCAGTTTGCCCCGCCGTCGGACTCTGTGGACGGCTGCGTAACGGAATACCCGGACGGTGGCTGGTTTGAATATGAACCCGCGACCGGCCGCTGGCATGTGCGGGGCATCAAATCCATGGTGATCGAGGCTGCAGATAACATAACCCTGAAAACGGGGGAATTTGTGGTGGAAGCAAGCAACACGCGCATAAACAGCGAAGTGGTGATCAATGGTGGCGTCACCCAGGGCGGCGGCGCCATGAGTTCTAACGGGATCGTAGTCGATAAACACGGTCATACCGGCGTTAAATCCGGCGGTGATACATCGGGAGGTCCGGTATGACGCTGTATATCGGCATGAGTCAGGGCAACGGCAGGGCCATTACCGACACGGACCACCTGCGCCAGTCGGTCCGGGATATTCTGCTGACCCCGCAGGGGAGCCGCATTGCCCGGCGGGAATATGGCTCGCTTCTGTCTGAACTGATAGACCAGCCGCAGAACCCGGCGCTGCGCCTGCAGGTTATGTCTGCGGTCTATGTGGCTCTGAGTCGCTGGGAGCCACGGCTTACCCTGGATTCCATCACCATAAACAGCAGTTTTGATGGTTCGATGGTGGTTGAGCTTACCGGGCAGCGTGATAACGGCGCGCCTGTTTCTCTTTCGGTATCAACAGGAGCAGACAATGGCAGTCATTGACCTTTCCCAGCTGCCCGCCCCGCAGATAGTGGATGTGCCGGATTTTGAAATGCTGCTAAACGAACGGAAAGCCGCGTTTATGGCCCTTTATCCGGCAGACGAGCAGGACGCGGTAAGGCGCACGCTTGAGCTGGAGTCTGAACCCGTGACCAAGCTCCTGCAGGAAAATGCGTATCGTGAAATCCTTCTGCGCCAGCGCATTAACGAGGCGGCGCAGGCGGTCATGGTGGCTTATGCCATTGGCGGCGATCTCGATCAGATGGCAGCCAACTACAACGTGAAGCGGCTGACGGTTACACCTGCGGATAACGAAGCGGTGCCGCCGGTCGCAGCGTTAATGGAAAGTGATGAGGCGCTGCGCCTGCGTGTTCCTGCAGCATTTGAGGGGCTGTCCGTTGCGGGGCCGACGGCGGCCTACGAGTTTCACGCTAAAAGCGCTGACGGGCGAGTGGCTGACGCCAGCGCAACCAGCCCGTCACCGGCGGAGGTGGTGCTTACCGTGCTGAGCCGTGAGGGCGACGGAACGGCAGCGGCGGATCTGCTGGCAGTGGTTGAACAGGCGCTTAACAGTGAGAACGTGCGGCCGGTTGCTGACCGTCTGACGGTGCGCAGCGCTGAAATTATTCCGTACAGCGTGGATGCGACGATCTTTCTTTACCCGGGGCCAGAAGCTGAGCCGGTGATGGAGGCGGCAAAAGCCAGCCTGCAGAAATATATCGCCAGCCAGACGAGGCTAGGGCGTGATATTCGCCGCAGTGCTATTTATGCCGCGCTGCATGTTGAAGGTGTGCAGCGTGTTGAACTGGCCTCGCCGCTCGCTGATGTGGTGCTGGATAAGACACAAGCCGCTTCATGTACGGAATGGAGCGTAACCAACGGGGGAACGGATGAATAGTCTGCTTCCTCCTGGTTCATCGCCGCTTGAGCGCCGACTAGCTCAGACCTGCGGCGGAATTTCCGATCTGCAGGTGCCGCTGCGGGATTTATGGAACCCGGCAACATGCCCGGTCAAGTTTCTGCCGTATCTGGCGTGGGCCTTTTCGGTTGATCGCTGGGACGAAGGATGGGCGGAGAGCGTGAAGCGCCGTGTGGTGCAGGATGCGTTCTATATCCATCAGCACAAGGGCACAACGAGCGCGGTGCGGCGTGTGGTGGAGCCGTTCGGCTTTCTGATCCGAATCATTGAATGGTGGCAGACCGGCGAGGCGCCGGGCACGTTTCGCCTGGATATTGGGGTGCAGGACCAGGGTATAACAGAGGAAACCTATCTGGAGCTGGAGCGCCTGATTGGTGACGCCAAACCCTGCAGTCGGCATCTGATCGGCATGTCCATAAATCTGCAGACGAGCGGGCCATATTTTGTGGGGGCTGCCACGTACACCGGCGAAGAAATCACGATTTACCCGTATATCAACGAAACCATCATTTCCGGTGGCACTGCCTACGAGGGCGGCGCCGTCCATGTTATCGACACTATGAGAGTGAACCCATGAGCGCAAAATTTTATACCCTGCTGACGGATATTGGCGCGGCGAAACTGGCAAGCGCTGCCGCGCTCGGTGTGCCGCTGAAAATTACCCAGATGGCGGTGGGGGATGGCGGCGGAGTGCTTCCAACTCCCAGCGCACAACAGACGAAGCTGGTTTCCGAAAAGCGGCGCGCTGACCTGAACATGCTTTACATCGATCCGCAAAACAGCAGCCAGATTATTGCTGAGCAGGTGATTCCTGAAACTGAGGGCGGTTGGTGGATTCGTGAGGTTGGGCTGTTTGATGAAACGGGCGCGCTGATCGCAGTGGGGAACTGCCCGGAGAGCTATAAGCCGCAGCTGGCAGAGGGCAGCGGCCGCACGCAGACAGTGCGCATGGTATTGATTACCAGCAGCACCGATAACATTACGCTGAAAATTGATCCGTCCGTAGTGCTGGCTACCCGAAAATATGTGGATGACAAGGTGCTGGAACTAAAGGTGTATGTAGATGAGCTGATGGCGGCGCATCTTGCAGCAGCTGATCCACATACGCAATATGCAACAAAAGCCAGCCCGACGTTTACCGGCACCCCAAAAGCCCCGACTGCAACTGCAGGTAACAATACCACTCAGCTTGCCACAACTGCGTTTGTGCAGGCGGCTCTGATCGCCCTGGTGAATGGTGCCCCGGCTACGCTGGACACACTGAAAGAAATTGCTGCGGCTATCAACAACGATCCTAATTTCAGCACCACCATTAATAACGCGCTTGCACTCAAAGCCCCACTGGCAAGCCCGGCCCTGACCGGAACGCCGACAGCCCCCACGGCTGCGCAGACTGTCAACAATACGCAAATTGCCACTACTGCTTTCGTCAAATCAGCTCTGGCTGCGCTTGTTGGCTCATCACCTGCGGCGCTTGATACCCTGAACGAGCTGGCGGCGGCGTTAGGAAACGATCCTAACTTTGCAACCACCATGACAAATGCACTGGCAGGCAAGCAGCCGCTGGATAGCACGCTAACAACTTTGTCTGGAAAAACCGCAGATGGGATTATCGAATACCTTCGTTTGGGAGAAGCGGCAAAAATGGAGGCGGCCACCGCACAGATCGGTGCTAATGGCTGGATATATATTCCCGTTACTGGCGGCAAAAAAACTGCTGCTGCAGTGGGCTTTAACCGGTGCGAGTAATTATTCTTTAAATTCCAATTGCATTTCCCGTAGGTGGTTTATGCCTGGTTGCTATGGCCATACAACTGATTCCGCTGATGTGAGCATGGTAACTATGACTAATGGATTCATCAGGATAAAACCAGCGCGTTTGCTTTGTGCGCCAGAACAGTGAACGGCGTGCAGCAACCTTTGAACGTAGCGTTTACTGGTTCGCTGTCGGCTACTGACGTCAAAATATTGTGTTATTACTCACACAAAGTAGCCAGATGATTTTTTACGAAACCGCACTTACGATCTGAATTTCAACTAAGGAGTGCGTTATGAACTATTGGTTTAGCCTGCAAACAATGCCTTTTACCCTGTAGCCTTAAAGGAGTCTTATGTAAATGCCGGAGCCTACCTAATGACTTAATTGAAGTTGAAGACACTATTTCAATGAATTTCCGCGACTCCGCCGGACGGAAAAATGCGTGGTGTAGGGACAGCGGCCTGCCGATCTGGGTAGATATTCTCGTTGTGGAAGAAAGCCGGAACAAATCAAGGCACGCGCCGCGTTTTACGTGATGAATTCATAGTCAGCACGGATAGAATGCTTGTTTCTGATTTCACTATTAACAATATTCCATTGACCGCAGAACAGCAGGCGAACTTTTGGACGTGAGGCAAAATTTTAAAGTTTGGCCTGAGAGTGAGGTTGGCCTAAGGTTGAACTTCCTGAGATACCTCAATGGATTCTTATTGAGGCAGTAAACAACGGTTACATAGTCAAGAATTGGCCTGAGTGAAATAAAGCCCGCAAGGGCTTTATTTTTTAATAACCAAAACAATCCAGTAAATTGTATTAGTAGTGGCGTGACGTAAGTGAAATTTATCACTCCGCGAGAGGATTTTGCCGTATCAAAGCCAACAAACGAGTCGAGGATCTTGCGTACTGAACATTGCATTAACCATCAGAAGCGAGGAAGGAAAGGCAACAGGTAAAGTAACCGACAAGCTGTTTACAACACCGTTAGTTGTAGTAACTGCAAAACTTCCCCACTGAATAATTAAACCACTAGGTAATTTTGCATAGCCGTTGCCTGCAATGCTATTAGCGAAATAAGCCATGTCAGGTAGTTGATTGGCGCTATTTCCAACCGTCCTTTTTGCCGCTTCTCCCAAACGAACGTTTAATAACCGAGTATAAACACAGTTGCCTGCAAGTCAGCGGTAACGGAAGGATCTGCTTTGATGGCTACACCTCCAACTCGTACAGTAGCCGTAGCTTTTCCATTTATATTTGCTGTTGCAGTTTCAACAAGAGTTTCTCCCGAATCCATAGGAGTGGCGTTTATTACCAGCGCCGCGTTTGGGAAAGCTATTGGGTAACTGAAAGAAGTAACTCCATCGTAGCCTTTGACGGCAGAACCGCTATTCAGAGGTGCAGATACGGATACTTTTCCCCATTGCATAATGAGCACAGCTCCGCCAGAAAGTGGAAATTTAGCCCACCCGGAATTCCCTATCGAACCAGACGAGGCAGCAAGTTTTGCCGCTTCCCCCAAACGAAGGTTTTTTATCCACCACGGTCATGATTGTCCGTGTTGGCCATTCTCCGCATTACAGTCAGAAATGACCATGCTCGATAAAATGGTGACATCATTCACCACTTTTTTATGGGCGAAAAATCATGCAAATCGGTTACGTAAGGGTGTCAACAAATGACCAAAACACAGCGTTACAACGAAATGCGCTGGAGTGCGCAGGATGTGAGCTGATATTTGAGGATAAAATGAGCGGGAAAACCTCTGATCGTCCGGGGCTAAAGAAGGTCCTGCGCACGCTCTCCGAAGGGGACACGCTGGTAGTCTGGAAGCTGGACAGGTTGGGCAGGAGTATGCGGCATCTTGTTACTCTGATTGAAGACCTGCGAGGGAGGGGAGTAAATTTCCGCAGCCTGACAGACAGCATTGATACATCAACTCCGATGGGGCGTTTCTTTTTCCATGTTATGGGTGCCCTGGCAGAAATGGAGCGAGAGCTGATCGTAGAGCGAACCCGTGCCGGGCTGGCTGTAGCGCGTGCGCAAGGGCGGATTGGTGGCCGACGGCCAAAGCTATCAGAGAATGAGTGGGCGCAAATTGGCCGGTTGCTGGCTGCCGGAGAAACGCGAAAACGCGTGTCGATAATTTTTGATGTTGGCATATCTACCATTTACAAAAGATTCCCCGCGTCGGGCTTAACTGAATTGTCTGAATGCTCAGACATTACTGTATAAATGAACATGCTTTCTCATTTATGTAACCTGAAATCAGGCACATAAGAGAGGCAAGGCTATGCAAAAAGCAGTTATTGGGGCGGCAACTATTTACTGTGGTGACAGCTTGGAAATTTTACGCGAACTCACTGGCGAATTTGATGCAGTAATTACTGATCCGCCTTATTCCAGCGGTGGTATGACGCGCAGTGATCGGCAGGCCAAACCCTCCGGGAAGTATGTAGGAAATAACAACTACCATGAGTTTTTCGGCGATAACAGAGACGTGCGCTCCTGGGCGTTCTGGATGACGCAGTGGATGAGTCAGGTTAACCGCCTGGTTAAGTCAGGCGGCTATGCCATGGTTTTCACTGACTGGCGGCAGCTTCCAACGCTTACTGACGTTTTCCAGGCTGGCGGTTTTGTGTGGCGGGGGCTGATTCCGTGGGATAAAACGCTTTCAACCCGTGCGCCTCATACCGGTTATTTTCGTCATCAGTGCGAATACGTGGTTTGGGGAAGTAACGGACCATTGCCTAAAAGTCTGCATGGTGGACCCTGGCCGGGTATGGTGACTCGTCGGGTTATTCCGTCTCAAAAACTCCATATGACCGGCAAACCGATTGAGCTTATGGAGAGCCTGATTGCTCCCGTTCCCCCTGGCGGCCATATTCTTGATCCATTTATGGGGAGTGCATCAACTGGCGTTGCCGCGTTGAGGAAGGGATATAAATTTACCGGGATTGAAATGAGCCAGCAGTATTTTGATATCTCATGCGAACGCCTGGAAAAAGAAAACGCAGATATCCGCGCGGGCGTATTGTGTGATTAAGGGAACAATGCCGCGTAGCTGTCTGCGCGGCCCATTCAATTCACCATAGGGCGAAACCTAAACACCGGAGGGTTCGCCGTATGGCTCAGGATTATCACCACGGTGTGCGCGTCGTTGAGGTCAACGATGGCACCCGCCCCATTTCAACAGTAAGCACGGCAATTGTCGGTATGGTCTGTACCGGCGATGATGCAGATGCGTCCGTGTTCCCCCTCAATAAACCGGTCCTGCTTACCGACGTGCTGACCGCCAGCGGTAAAGCAGGCGAGTCCGGCACGCTGGCCCGCTCACTGGATGCAATTGCCGACCAGGCTAAACCCGTGACTGTCGTTGTGCGCGTTGCACAGGGTGAAACCGAAGCGGAGACAACCTCCAACATTATCGGCGGCGTGACAGCTGACGGTAAAAAAACGGGAATGAAAGCGCTGTTATCTGCGCAGTCCCAGCTCGGCATTAAGCCGCGCATTCTGGGCGTGCCGGGGCACGACACGCAGGCGGTTGCCACTGAGCTGCTGAGCGTGGCGCAGAGTCTGCGAGGCTTCGCCTATCTGTCAGCCTACGGCTGCAAAACGGTAGAGGAGGCCATTGCCTACCGCGCTAATTTCAGCCAGCGCGAGGGAATGCTGATCTGGCCTGATTTCATCAGTTTTGACACCGTGCTGAATGCTGACGCAACGGCTTACGCCTCAGCCCGTGCGCTTGGCCTGCGTGCCAAAATTGACGAACAGACCGGCTGGCACAAATCCCTGTCCAACGTGGGCGTGAATGGCGTCACCGGCATTTCTGCTGATGTGTTCTGGGATCTGCAGGACCCGGCAACCGATGCGGGGCTGCTGAACCAGAACGATGTCACCACGCTGATCCGCAAAGAAGGTTTCCGTTTCTGGGGTTCCCGCTGCCTGAGTGACGATCCTCTGTTTGCCTTTGAAAACTACACCCGCACCGCGCAGGTACTTGCTGACACCATCGCAGAAGCGCACATGTGGGCGGTGGATGGCGTGCTTAACCCGTCGCTGGCCCGCGACATTATCGAAGGTATTCGCGCCAAACTGCGTAACCTGAAAACACAGGGCTACATCATCGGCGCTGACTGCTGGCTGGATGAGTCCGTAAACGATAAAGATTCCCTGAAAGCCGGGAAGCTCACTATCGATTACGACTATACGCCGGTACCGCCTCTGGAAAACCTGATGCTGCGTCAGCGCATCACCGATCAGTATCTGCTGGATTTCTCCAGCCAGGTCAGCGCGTAAGGGGACAAAATGGCTTTACCACGCAAGTTAAAACACCTGAACCTGTTTAACGACGGGAATAACTATCAGGGGATTGTTGAGTCCCTGACCCTGCCTAAATTCGGCCGCAAGTTTGAAAAGTATCGCGGCGGCGGTATGCCCGGTTCGGCTGATGTTGATCTGGGGCTTGATGATGGCGCGCTGGACACGGAATTTTCAATCGGTGGCACCGAACTACTGTTATTCAAGCAGATGGGTAAAGCCACCGTTGACGGCATCCAGCTGCGTTTCACCGGCTCCATTCAGCGTGATGATACCGGCGAAGTGCAGGCCGTTGAGCTGGTTGTGCGCGGGCGACATAAAGAAGTCGATTCCGGCGAATGGAAAACCGGCGAGAGCAACACCACAAAAGTCAGCAGCACCAACAGCTACGCGAAGCTGACCATTAACGGCGAGGTGCTCTATGAGGTTGATGTGATCAACATGATTGAAATCGTTGATGGCGTGGACCTGATGGAAGAACACCGCAACGCCCTGGGCCTCTGATCTACTTTAAAGGCGCGGGCAGCCGCGCCAGTACTTTATTAACAGGAAATGACAATGAGCGAACAACTGACTGAAAAAACCGTACCGCTGGACACCCCAATCAAACGCGGTAAAACCGAAATTGCCGAAATTGTGCTGCGCAAGCCGCAGTCCGGCGCGCTGCGTGGCACCCGTCTGCAGGCGATCATGGATATGGACGTCGGCGCGATGATGACGATTATTCCCCGCATCTCCATGCCCGCGCTGACCGCTCAGGAAATGGCTGAAATGGACCCCGCCGATCTCACCGCGCTGTCGGTTGAGGTGGTCACTTTTTTGTTGAAGAAATCGGTGCTTGCCGGTTTGCCGACAGCCTGACGGTAGAAGACCTGGTGGCTGATATTGCCACCATTTTTCACTGGCCGCCGTCCGTCACTGACGTTATGCCGCTGACCGAAGTGCTGGAGTGGCGGCATAAAGCGATTCAGAGAAGCGGGGCCAGCGATGAGTGACACTAACCTGCGTTTGCAGGTAATTCTAAATGCGGTTGATAAGCTCACCCGCCCATTCCGATCAGCGCAGGCCAGCTCTAAAGAGCTGGCTACCGCCATTCAGCAAAGCCGCGCAAGATTAAAAGAACTGGACGCCCAGGCGGGCCGTATTGACGGTTTCCGCAAGGCAAGCGCGCAGCTCGCCGTCACCGGCAACAGTCTTAAAGCCGCACGCGAAGAAGCGGCGAAACTTGCCACGCAGTTCTCGGCCACTAACCGCCCGACGGCGGCGCAGGCTCGTCTGCTTGAGCAGGCAAAAAACCGCGTTAACGAGCTGCAAAGTAAATACAACGGCCTGCGTCAGTCGGTGCAGCGTCAGCGTCTTGCGCTCAATGAGGCCGGGCTGGACACCAAAAAGCTGAGCAGTGCACAGCGGGAGCTGCGGCAGAATGCCGACGAAACCCGGCAGGCGCTGGACCGACAGCAGAAATCCCTTAAACGCCTGGGCAAGCAGCAGGCCCGAATGAACGCCGTCCGCGATCAGTATTCCCGGCGACTTGAGGTGCGGGATCGTATCGCGGGCGCCGGAGCAACGACTACTGCCGCCGGGCTGGCGATGGGCGCGCCGGTGATGGCAGCCGTTAAAAGCTATGCCAGCATGGAAGATGCGATGAAAGGCGTGGCAAAGCAGGTTAACGGGCTTCGGGACGACAACGGAAACCGCACAAAACAGTTTTACGATATGCAGGATGCCATCAAAGCCGCCAGTGAACAGCTGCCGATGGAGAATGGCGCTATTGACTATGCCGCGCTGGTTGAAGGTGGCGCCCGAATGGGCGTGACAAACCAGAACGATTCTTACGAAGACCAGAAGCGTGACCTGCTGGCCTTTGCATCCACTGCAGCAAAGGCCGCAACGGCATTCGAGCTGCCCGCTGATGAGCTGGCGGAGGGGCTGGGGAAAATCGCGCAGCTGTATAAAGTGCCGACCCGAAATATTGAACAGCTTGGCGATGCCCTGAACTACCTGGACGATAACGCCATGTCTAAGGGCGGCGATATCATCAATGTACTGCAGCGCATGGGCGGCGTGGCTGACCGGCTTGATTTCCGCAAGGCGGCCGCGCTGGGTTCCACCTTCCTGTCTCTGGGCGCCGCGCCTGAAATTGCCGCCAGCGCATCAAATGCGATGGTGCGCGAACTGTCGATTGCAACCATGCAGAGCAAGCGGTTCATGGAAGGTATGGATCTGCTGAAGCTCAATCCAGAAGAGATTGAAAAGCAGATGACAAAGGACGCAATGGGGACCATTCAGCGCGTGCTGGAGAAGGTCAACAAACTACCGCAGGACAAGCGCCTGTCCGCCATGACGATGATATTTGGCAAGGAGTTTGGCGATGATGCGGCGAAGCTTGCAAACAACCTGCCGGAGCTGCAGAGACAGTTGAAACTCACCTCAGGCACTGAGGCTAACGGCTCCATGCAGAAAGAATCCGATATCAATAAGGATTCACTTTCCGCGCAGTGGTTGCTTGTTAAAACGGGCGCGCAGAACGCTTTCAGTAGCCTAGGTGAAACCCTGCGCCAGCCGCTGATGGATATCATGGGGTACGTCAAAAGCGTTACCGGGGCACTGCGTCGTTGGGTTGAGGCTAACCCGCAGCTGGCGGGCACGCTGATGAAAGTGGCGGCTGCCACTGCTGCGATAACCGTTGTACTCGGCACGCTGGCGGTGGCCGTGGCTGCCGTGCTGGGGCCGCTGGCGGTGATCCGTTTAGGCCTGTCCGTGCTGGGTGTAAAAACACTCCCATCCGTTATGTCTGCAGTGACCCGCACCGGCGGTGCGCTGTCCTGGCTGGCAAATGCGCCACTTTCCCTGTTGCGCCGTGGCATGGCGGCATCCGGTAGCAGCACCGGATTGCTGACGACTCCCCTTAACTCCCTGCGACGTTCTGCCGGGCTGGCTGGCAATGCGCTGAAAGCGCTGGCCGGTGCACCGCTTGCTGTTCTTCGCAGCGGAATGTCTGGTATTCGCAACATTATCGGCATGGTAATGAATCCACTGACCGCGCTGCGCGGGGGATTATCCGCAGCCGGTGGCGTGGTGCGTTTTCTGGCATCCGGCCCGCTGGCCCTCCTTCGCGTCGCGCTGTACGGGATTTCTGGATTGCTGGGCGCCCTGCTTAGTCCGATAGGGCTGGTCGTGGCGGCCCTGGCTGGCGTGGCGCTGGTTGTCTGGAAATACTGGCAGCCGATAAGCGCATTTTTAGGCGGAGTGGTTGAAGGATTCAAAGCTGCTGCTGCGCCTATCAGTGCGGCGTTTGAGCCACTGCAGCCTGTTTTCCAGTGGATAGGTGATAAGGTCCAGGCGTTGTGGGGCTGGTTTACTGATCTGCTTACGCCTGTTAAATCCACCTCTGCAGAACTGCAAAACGCGGCGTCGATGGGGCGGCAGTTTGGCGAAGCGCTGGCGTCAGGGTTGAACATGGTCATGCACCCGCTGGATTCGCTTAAATCGGGCGTGTCCTGGCTGCTTGAAAAACTCGGCATTGTCAGCAAGGAGGCAGCCAAAGCGAAGCTTCCTGAGCAGGTCACGCGGCAGCAGCCAGCCACGGTAAACACAGACGGTAAAGTGGTGCTGCCGCCTGGCGGATTCCCGACGATGGGTTTTGCGGGCATGTACGACAGCGGCGGTACCATTCCGCGCGGCCAGTTCGGCATCGTGGGCGAGAATGGCCCTGAGATTGTTAACGGACCCGCCAATGTCACCGGAAGGAAACGGACTGCTGATCTGGCGAGGGTAGCGGCAACGCTCAATCCTTCCCGGACGGAACCGGCCAGCGCTAAACAACGTCCTGAACGCGGGATAGTTCTGCCGCCTGATAGTGTGAATGGTCCGGCAAATCTTCCGATAATCAATCGCACTACTGAACTGGTAAAACTAGCGGCAACGGTAAGCCCGGTTCGTGATGTAACAGCCAGCCCGGAGCAACGGCCTGAAAGCAGGTTAATACTGCCTCCTGAGATTGTTAACGCCCCGGTAAATCGTCCTGGTCGGGATCGTGCTGCGGAGCTGGCTGAAATCGCTGCGGCTGTCATGCCAGCACCGGCCATTACGCAAATCACGGATAAGAGGGCTGACCCGGTGGCTATACGCCAGAAGATGTTCGCTTCCGTCGTCGCTGGGGTAATGGGCCTGGCAGCTGCCCCGGCAGAAGCCGCACCACTTCATCCGTACAGTGTACCTGTCAGGACTCAACCGGCGCCGTCGGCAAAGACAGAGAGACAGCCGCAGGTCATTAAGTACGAGATAAGCGCGCCAATTCATATTGTCGCCCAGCCAGGGCAAAGCGCACAGGATATCGCCCGCGAGGTGGCCCGGCAGCTTGATGAGCGAGAGCGCAGGGCCAGGGCCAAAACACGCAGTAATTTCAGTGATCGAGGGGGTTACGAATAATGATGATGGTGCTGGGGTTGTACGTATTCATGCTGCGAACCGTGCCCTATCAGGAGCTGCAGTATCAGCGCAGCTGGCGGCACGCAGCAAACAGCCGGGTTAACCGGCGCCCGTCAACGCAGTTTCTTGGGCCGGATAATGATTCGCTTACTCTGTCCGGCGTCCTGCTGCCGGAGATAACCGGCGGCAGACTGTCTTTGCTGGCGCTGGAGCAGATGGCGGAGCTGGGGAAAGCCTGGCCTTTGATTGAGGGGAGCGGGACGATTTACGGCATGTTTGTGATCGAGAGTCTGAGCCAGACAAAAACAGAATTTTTTGAGAGCGGTATGCCCCGGCGCATCGAATTTTCGCTGAGCCTGAAACGGGTGGATGAATCGCTGTCTGATATGTTTGGCAGCCTCAGCGATCAGCTCAGTAATTTGCAGGACTCCGCCACTGCTGCGATAGGCAATATGAAAAATACGGTTGGGGGGTTACTACAGTGAATTTCAGCTCTGATCTCCTGAACCTGAACAGCAATACCCCCGGTTTCAGCATCAACATTGAGGGTAAAGATGTGACTACCGTGCTGGATGCGCGCCTGGTGAGTCTGACGCTGACGGATAACCGGGGCTTTGAAGCGGACCAGCTTGATCTGGAACTGGACGACTCGGACGGTCAAATCGTTCTGCCGCGTCGGGGGGCCATTATTCAGTTTGCGCTGGGGTGGAGAGGTCAGCCGCTTTTTCCGAAAGGGGCCTTTACTGTCGATGAGATTGAGCACAGCGGCGCGCCTGACCGTCTCACAATTCGCGCGCGTAGTGCAGATTTCCGTGAAACCCTGAACACGCGGCGTGAAAAGTCCTGGCATCAGACAACGGTGGGCGAAGTCGTGAAGGAAATCGCCGCCAGGCATAAATTACAAATGGCGCTGGGGCAGGACCTGATGGACAAGCCTGTGGATCATCTTGACCAGACCAACGAGAGCGATGCGAGTTTCCTGATGAAGCTGGCGCGACAGTATGGGGCGATAGCCTCAGTTAAGGACGGCAATCTGTTGTTTATCCGCCAGGGGCAGGGCAGAACGGCAAGCGGTAAGCCGCTGCCGGTGATCACCATAACCCGCCAGGCCGGTGACGGCCATCGTTTTACCCTGGCAGATCGCGATGCCTATACGGGGGTGATTGCCAGCTGGCTACATACCCGTGAGCCAAAGAAAAAAGAGACAGCAAAGGTTAAGCGCCGTCGAAAGAAAACCACCGCGGTAAAGGAGCCGGAAGCTAAACAGGGAGATTACCTGGTTGGAACGGATGAAAACGTGCTGGTACTCAACAGAACTTATGCAAACCGAAGCAACGCAGAGCGAGCGGCAAAGATGCAGTGGGAGCGCCTGCAACGCGGGGTTGCAACATTCTCCCTGCAGCTCGCAGAGGGAAGGGCTGATCTGTATACCGAAATGCCGGTGAAGGTGAGCGGCTTTAAACAGCCTATTGATGATGCCGAATGGACCATTACCACGCTGACGCATAGTGTCAGTGCAGATAATGGTTTCACTACGACGCTGGAGCTTGAGGTAAAGATAGATGATTTAGAAATGGAATGATAGTGTTCACAAAATGGATGTTCGTGTATCATTATGGGATTGCGGGTAATGACTTGGGGAGAAACGGATATGATGAATTGTCCGAAATGCGGACATGCTGCACATACTCGCAGTAGCTTTCGTGTATCAGATAATACGAAAGAGCGTTATTGCCAGTGCCAAAACATTAACTGTGGAACCACTTTTGTTACTCATGAAACCGTAGTGCGCTTTATCGTAACACCCGGACTGGTCGATCATGTGCCTCCGCACCCTTTAAACAGTGGTCAGGGACATATGAATTTTTGACAAACTAACCCGCTTCGGCGGGTTTTTTATTGCTGGCAGCTTATTTCCTGCTGCCATTTTGCTGCCAACGATGAAACCATAAACAAAAAAGCCACTCGCGAGAGTGGCTTAATTATATGATTCTAAAGCTAAAATTTGGTGGCCCCTGCTGGACTTGAACCAGCGACCAAGCGATTATGAGTCATATGGATTTGATGTTTCATGATTTTTCATATTTTTGCAATTAGACTTAATGGATATAAATAACAATAGTTTATTTTATGATTGCTGTTTCATGTTGTTCTGCTTTTTATCCTTCAGTATCATCATTACGTCACCCACTACATCACCCAGAATCAGCTAGGTGATGTAACGAAGGAAGAACAGAAAACGCTATGTCTGATAATTTAACTGTCTCGATGATTAGCGGCTTAAAGCCGAAAACAACTGCTTACTACATCTGGGACAAAAGCGGTGAGCGTGGGGCTGGGCGTTTAGGGGTGAAAGTCGAGCCATCAGGCCAGCGAGTTTTTTACTATCGCTATTTTTGGCAGGGTAAACGGCAATTCATTCTGCTTGGCCGCTTTCCTGAGTTGTCACTCGCTCAGGCAAGGCTGCAATGTAAGGAACATGCGGGCCTTCTTAAAGAAGGAAAATCTCCTAAAGCTGAAATCGCAGAACAACTCTTTACTGCCGAACAACAACAGCGCGAAGACCAGCTCAAAGGCAGCATTGAGCAACTCATTTTGGGTTACACCACCAAAATGCGTGAAGACGGCAAACGTACCTGGCAACAGGTCCTGTACCGGCTGGAAAAAGAAACCTACCTATTTATACCTAAAGTGACGAAAGCGCGTGACGTTACACCCGCTCATATCAAACAAATTCTGGCGGCTATTATCAAACGTGGAGCCTCGGTTGAAGCAAACCGTGTCCGCTCTTATCTAATGGCAGCCTTCAATTATGGATTGAAGGCAGACAACGACCCGGCAAACCACCTGCAGAATGTTATGTTTGGGCTCCTGATGAACCCAGTCAGTGTCATTCCTAAACAATCAGCAGCGGAAAAACCGGGTACAAACTGGCTGAAATTAGATGAGTTGCTGCAATTGATGGGGGATTTCCCCAAAGCGCCAAAAGTGGGCTTGTTAATCAGTCAATTGCTTAACTTATGTGTCTACACGGGCGGCCAGAGGCCACATGAACTGGTTTCCAGCCGTTGGGGTGCGATTAACTGGGAAGAGAAGACGTTATTGATAGTGGCGGATGTTTCGAAAAATAAAAGAGACCATCTGGTACCGTTGACTGAGTCAGCCATTGGGATACTCGAAAAGTTGAAAGCTGAGAATCTTAATCAGAGCCCTTACATCTTCCCGCAGCGCATCAAATCTGAACAGCATCTGCGCACAGACAGCTTCGCGCAAGCCATCATCTATTATCGGGAACACTTTTCGTTGAGCCCGTCATTTATTGCTCGTGATATTCGCCGTACCTGTAAGACTCTGATGGGGGAAGCGGGTATCGCTAAAGACCTGCGTGACCGTATTCAGAACCATGCCCTACAGGATGTAAGTTCTAAACACTATGATCGTTACGATTACTTGGTTGAAAAGCGTAAGGCACTCGAAATCTGGGAGTCGCGGGTGAACAACCACCAGCAACAGCAAGAAAACAACGTAGTGAATCTTTTTCGGCAGAAATGAAGGCTACTTAAATCGGAACTCTGGATTTGCTGGCGAGACCAACGGTTTTCGCCAGTTTTCGGTTGTGTTTAAGTTGTTGCTCAATTTACTTTCTACCAACAGGTCCTTGTTTCTTAAGATCAATGTGGCCTTTTACGGGTAATGGTTCCAACTTACTGATAGTGGTTTATGTTCAGAAAATGCCCGATGACTTTGTCATGCAGCCCCACCGATTTTGAGAACGACAGTGACTTCCTTCCCAGCCTGGCTAGAGGCTGTCTCACATTCATGTTATGCAGTTTAATGCGCTGCGTGTAACGTTTGCTGATAATGTGCAGCTTTCCCTTCAGGCGTGACTCATACAGCGGCCAGCCATCCGTCATCCATACCACGACCACGACATCAAAGGGCGACAGCAGGCTCAGAAGAAGCTCCAGCGTGGCCATAGTGCGTTCATTGAAGACGTGTGCTACGACCGTCCTGCGTATCCTGTCATACGCTAAAACAGCCAGCGCTGGCGTGATTTAGCACCGCCGCAGCCCCACTGTTCGTCCATTTCAGCGCAGACAATAACGTCACTGCCCGGTTGTATGCGGGAGGTTACCTGCTGTGGCCTGAGTATTTAAGTGCCGTAAAATCGTGTTGAGGCCAACGCCCATAATGCGGGCGGTTGCCCGGCATCCGACGCCATTCATGGTCATATCAACGATTTTCTGGTGTGTACCCGTCCAGATATAGGTCACATCACCACGCATGGTTGGGCTCCGTTACGGCAAACTGTCGCTCAAGATTATTCGAGATAACGACGTGCTCATGACCGCCACGTTTATACCGGTGAGTCGACTGCTGGCCACTAATCAGTCCCAGCTCTTTCATAAGCCTGCCAGTAAGCCAGCGCCCCATCTGGTAGCCTCTCCGGGTTGCCATTGTGGTGATTTTCGATTTTTTTGGTGTCATCGGAGAGACTTTTGGTGTTTTGCCCTGACGCTCATTACGCAGTTGTTTGACCCCTCTTGTCATTGTGGAAAGGCCGACATTCGTAGCTTTGGCGGCATCTGCCACCGTGTAGTTCTGGTCAACAACTAGTTGAGCGGATTCGCGTTTGAACTCTGTACTGAAATTTTTTTTCAT